ATGGGGCGCAGTAAACTCGCAGGTCTGGTTGTGGCCTGCCTGATCTTCGGCGTGGTAAATGCAGTTGCATCAAGCCGGGAATACACATGGGATGGGTTGCTTTCCGTCTTCAGTCTTCTGTCTTTATGGCAACTGACGTTGCTCGGTATATCTGGGCGCCCCCTTGGCACATCGCTCGTCATCACCGGGCTTCTAGTCGGGATCGACCAGGCCGACCGCTTCAAGTTTGCCGAACTCCGCCAGCATCTTCATCAGCATGATCTCGACATCATCCTGCAATTCATACAGGACCTCGAATTCGGCATCTTCTTTACCTATTCGGCGGCGGCCTCCACCGCGGCCGGCTTCCTTGTAGTGCTTATGCTGTCGAGCGGTGTTTCCTGGCGTTTGGAGCGTCCTGCCGCTCCGGTTCGCATCAGGGCTTTCGTCGGGGTGACGCTTTTGTGCCTTTCGATCGCAGCAACTGAGATCTTCATGTCGAGCGGCTACATGGATGCGATAAGGCGCCAGATGCCCGCTCGTGTCACCGCAGACCGCGGCCCTTTGCGGGTCTCGGCTATGGTCGCCGGGCTTTCTGCAAGTATCAGCTTGACCCACACTCTCTCGGCCGATGCGGCGAATTGGCCGCCAGCGCCCATCGGTCCGGCTGCTAGATCTTGCGGGAACTGCCCTGACATTATCATCGTCCATCTCGAATCGGTTTTCGACCCGCAGTTCGAAGCGGCTTTCGCTGACATGCCGCCGCTTGCCAAGGTGATAGCATCGCCGCTTGAGAGCTGGAGCACGCAGATGCAGGTCCACACCTGGGGAGGCAACAGCGTCGTGACGGAATTCGAACTTCTCTGCTCCGTCAATCATCAGCTATTCGGCTGGGGAGGCCTTCAGCCGCACGTCAATGTCGCCCCTCATTTCAAAAGCTGCCTCGGCAACGACCTCAAATCTCTAGGATACGAAAATCATGTGTTCTATTCCCTGAACGGAGATTTCTCGGGCGTGAGGACCGCCTTCCGCAGATACGGGTTCGACGACTTCCGTGACTTTTCTTCACTCGAGCTTCCCGACAAATGGGAAGAACTGCACGATCTCCTGATCTACAGGAAACTTCTCGAAGCGCTTAAAAGCCCAAGAACCGGGCCCCGCGCCTATTTCGTCTCCACCAATTGGAATCATGGCCCGCATGGTCTCAGCCGCCTATCCGTAAGGTATCCGGGTCCCTACGACCTTGCGAAGGCCGACCGTCCAGCTCTTGCTGATTACGTGAACCGGCTGAACGACAGCGTGACAGCGCTGACAGCCGTCCTCAACTTCGCCCGTTCCGCCCCCTATCCAATCACTATCCTTGCCTATGGTGATCACCATCCCGCCTTTGCGAAGCACTACGCTCAGAGAGTGCTGGAAACGATCGATGAGCCGGATTTCATCACACCATTGCTGATGTGGAGGAATTTCGAAGGCCCTTCGGTCAAGCCCAAAGTGCGAGTGACGGTGGAAGAGGCGGCCTCTCTTCTGACGAAGTTCGCAGGCGTGAAACCCAGCGGGAGGCTGAAGCAGATCGAAAAGGTGCAAGCGCGATGCGGTGGCGATCAGCGTCTCTGCTCAATGCAGGCGCAGAGCTTCCTGCGATCGGTAAACCTGAGCCGCTAGCTCAGCGCTGACGGCGCGCAACGATGACACTGGCCGGGCTCGTCGAAGTCAGGATCATCAGGTTCAACTTTCCGCCAACCGTCAGACGGTAGGCATCGCCAGAACCGTTCACGACGAATTTCCCGCATTTCAGTCCGCAAAACCCGCTGCCGATCATGCCATCGAGACCAAGGCGGCCCAGTTGCACGTAACCCTCGCGATCGATTCTCAACTCGGTGCCTTGCACGATGTTAGAGCGCGCCAGATTGTCTTTCTCACTCCAGACCTGTTCAACGACCCAACGGCCCGAAAGCTCATCGACCATACGCGATGAGAAATGCCAGACACACAGCAGAAAGACCACACCGGCCAAGACGATGGCCGATAAGAAGGCTCGATCCGTCAACCGCATGGCATCTCCTCTTCAGCCCTCCATTCGGAACACCAGCACGCAAAATCTCAAGCATCGATATCTATCACCGTACACGAGCGAAAGTCCGGATAAGACACTCAGCTGCGCGCGCCACGCGCAACACTGGTGCGGACGGCGGGGATCGAACCCGCATGACCTGAGGCCGAGAGATTTTAAGTCTCTTGCGTCTACCAGTTTCGCCACGTCCGCATGCCAGCGTTCTCAATGGTTTGGCGGAGAAAATCAAGGCCATGTTTTGCAGGTTCACTCTTGTGTTTTGCAAATCGGGTTCGCAAGACGTTCTCATGAGAACACGACAGACAATTCGCTCCGCCCTATTCGCCGCGCTGCTTTCCGCCTTGGCGGCCACCCACGCCCCGGCTGCTGCCATGCGCGTCATTGATGGCGACACGATCGAGGTCAACGGCGAGACCATCCGCATACTAAACATCGACACCCCCGAGATCCGCCATGCCCAGTGCGATGCAGAACGTAGGCTTGGTCAAATTGCTAAGCAGCGTGTTGCGAACCTCCTTGCGGCCGGAACAATCAATATTCTCCGGGGCGATAGGGGCAGGCTGAAAGACAAATACGGAAGAACCTTGGCAGTGGTCGGCATCGATGGCGTCGATCTCGGCGAGCTATTGATCGCCGAGGGACTTGCACGCCCATGGACAGGCAAACGCCGCCCGTGGTGTGACTGACCTTCCCTCTTCAGGATGAATATAGCAACTCACCCACAATTTTCGCGGACGTCGAGGTTACGAGCATCCGGATTAGAAACTCGAAATCATGTGAAATGATCAGGCTCGGGAAGAGTTCGTCGCGGAGAACCTCAAATTTGGGCAGCAGCTTTGCTACTTCCGGGTTTGAAAAATCCAGCCGCCATTGATGCGCACAAACGTTTCTCACGTCTCGAAGTATATGCAGATGCCGAGCAGTATCGGCGTTTATCAGTTCACAAGCCTCTGCAACCTCAATAACGTCATAGAAGCCCGTTCCGTACTTTTTCCCATCAGGTTTTCTAAAGTCACTAAACTTCTTCCCGCGCTCCGCCAGATAAGCGGGCAACTTCTCTCTCAGCGCGATTTCAACCATGGCAGTCCAGACGAGACACATACCGCGGCTGGTCCCCCTCGCATTTTCGGCATTCGCCTCGCGAAGAAATTCATCAGCGTCGGGCCAGAACTTAGCAAGACCTCCACCAGCATCATCTTCAAGCCGTTCCGGCGTCTCCACTGCCAAGGCAGTGGCTATGGGTCCGTGCACACCGGAAACAAGATCTTCGTACAGTTGTCGGCCATGAGGCTCAGGGTCATTCAAGGAAGCCGAGAAGGGCAACCAGCCGTTCCAGTGCGCTGCAATAACTTCACAGTAGATACTGGTCGCATTCTCCCACCTTGGATTCCGTACACCGAGAATCTTTATGTCCACTAGCACTCAGCCTCCAAGAGTATAGATAGTAGCCTTAGCGTGTAGCCTGTCATTTTTCAATCGAAGAGCGAATACCTTGCCACGATGATCTCGCGACCCATATCTTCGCTCATGCCCATCACCCCGCCACCACGCCCGCCCGAACACCCGGATCGTTTCCTGGACGCACAGGAGGCCTTGGAGGCGGCCGTGCTCCAGATCATCGAGAATGCCGTAGCGGCTGGATGGGGAGAGATTGAAGCGCTGGAGGCGGCCATCAGCATTGCGGAAAATCGCATGCTGGCGATCGGCGAGAACGACCGCATGCTGGCAAAGATCCGGGAGCAATTCCGGCGATGACCCGCCAGATCCCCCTGCCCGACAGCAATCATTCGAGGCTCTGCGACTATCCCTATCCGACGGTTGAGGTCGCCTGCAGCAAATGCGGACGCGTCGGCCGCTACGGCATCAAGGGCCTGATCGAGCGGCACGGCCCGGACTTCACCTTCATGCAGCTGCGCAAGGCCTTCGAATCGACCTGCGAAAAATCGAACGATGTCACGCGGCTCAATGAGGTCTGCGGCGTCGGCTTTCCCGACTTGATCAGGTGGAAGCTCGGGCGCGAACCTGGCACCTGAAGTCCACCTAGAGCGAATTCGAAATCACACGAAAAATTTGGGAAACGACCTTGTCTGCGCCAGCTCGTGAAAGGTGGTCATCATCGGAGTACCAGACAGACCGGACGTCGTGCGTTTTACAGCGCATGGAAACCTCGCTGCAAAAAACATGCTCCGGGTAGACCCGGTGAACGTTCGGCAAGGCACCGATCGCGTCATATGCGTCATACGCCACGGCACTACGGCGCCGGAAAACCTCCAGCGAGGTGGTCACGCCTTGGCGAGCCAGCCATTCCTCTGCCAATTTCGGAGTTTTAGGGGTGAGACGGTTGAGCGCGCGCGGCACGCTCCATCCAACCTCAGGAACAGGATAGACCACAATCAACTCGTGGCCCATCTCTATGATGGATTGAAGCGTCTCCGTCACGGCCTGTGGCACAGTCGCCCCGTCCGAGTTTTTGACGGCAAGCTTCAAAGCTGTTCCGGCCTCGACACCGCCTTCTTCGTTGTTGAATCTTTCCGCTGACAGCCAAAGAGGCATACGGGCCGCATAGACGACAACACTGGGCGGCGCCGCTTCCAATGCCTTTCTGACCTCGATGTTGCGCGCGGCGCACTGTTCGCCTTCATAATTGTAGACCGCATAATCGACATCGAAGATGACCGGGCAGCCACCCCAGGTCCACGTCGTCAGGCGGCTGGCCTTTTGCTTCAGGCCATCGAGGAGAGCAGGCCCCAAGACGCTTGCATGGCTGTCACCGACGAGCATCCACGGGCGTCCCGCTCCAGAAAGATCGAACTGACAGGAAAAACTCGCAAGTTCGGTGTGGCACGGCTGTCCACCCTGCTTGAGGATCTTCCACTCTTGGACAGGCTGGTAGCGGACGGATTCAGGATACCGCATTGGAAGGCCATCCTTGGCGAAATAGGCCCCGCAGACGATCATCAGCCCAAGACCGCAGCCGGAAGCCGACCAGAGGACCCGGCTTGGTACCTTTGCCTTGCTCCTGAAGGGTGTCTCCACAAACTTCCAGCTGGCCCATGCCAGAGCCCCGGATAGAAATACCAGCAGGATTTTCAGAAACGACGACAATTCGTCGACATTTGCGTTTCGCGCGAGAGCAAACACCGGCTGATGCCAGAGATAGAACGAATAGGAAATCAACCCCAACCCAACAACAGGCCGAGCAGAGAGCAGCCCGTACGCCCGGCCGCCCTTCCCGTCTGCCCAGATCATGGCCATGACGGCGATCACGACGGGCACGGTTTCAAATCCCGGATGCCGGTCAAGCGTTATCAGCGGAAAGCAGACATACGCGACAAGGACGGCCAGGGCTGCGATCATCAGGAGCCGGGCAGAAAGTCCTCCGACGCGGCGCACACCCCGGATCTCCAGCCATGCGAGCACAGTCCCCGCGAGAAGCTCCCACAGACGGCTTGGCAGAAGATAGAAAGATGCGGATGGCGCTCGATAAGTCAGATATTCCGCAACAAGGATCGAGAGGCCGAGCGCAATCAGCAGCGCCGCAGTAAGCACTCTGCGACCGAGAGCGAAAGCCAGGAGCACGGCGGCAGGGAAGAAGAGGTAGAACTGCTCTTCGATTGCCAGGCTCCAGGTATGAAGCAGAGGCTTGAGCGAACTGGCCTCCGATGCATACCCATCCTCCAGCCAGAACTGGAAGTTGGAAACAAAGGTGAGCGATGAGATGATGCTCAAGCCGAAACTTCGAAACTGTTCGATCGTCAGCAGTGACCACGCAAACGGGATTGTCGCCCCGATGACCAACAACAACGCGGGAGCTATCCGCCGAACCCGTCGCTCGTAAAAGTCCCTGAAGCTGAACCGTCCGGCAGACACGTCGCCGATGACGATCCTGCCGATCAGGTAGCCCGATATTACAAAGAAAACATCAACGCCCAGAAAACCGCCGGGCAGGAAACTATATCCAAACAGGCTCAGTTCAGCATGGTAGATGACGACCGAGATGACCGCTATAGCGCGTAGGCCATCAATTTCCGGCCGATAGGCTGAAGTCGCCAAAGAAGTGCCCCTGGAATCCCCGTCGTCAAGCAACTGCGCACCCTGGTCGAGGGTAGCTGTGTGGGTCACTACCGGAAACTGTCTCCTCCCGCAATCCACCAAGCTGATGCCACCTGCATGCGTTAGCATATCTGCCTGACTTCTTGACTTCCCACACTCTTTCTTTCGCCCGTCACCGTGTTGCGGATCTCCCATGTCACGACATAGCCCCGCTCGTCCTTCTCGCGAAGACAGGGCACCGCCACCTGGGACAGGGCCGGCGGTTCTGCCGGACGATCATCGATGTCAGGCGGCAGATCTGCGAGCGCAATCGATGGGACAACTGCCAGAATGAGAGCGATCTTGTTCATGGAACCTTCCCGATCAACCACTTGAGCATGCTGACGATGCTTGTCCAGCTGGCATAGACCCAGCCTGCAGCCGCGAGAATGATCCAGCCGAACCGCAGAAGCCTTTGCCCGAGCCATCCGGCGCCCTCGGCTCGTCTCTTGAGATCCTGATACTCGCTCAGCGTCACGGCCTGGCCGTTGACGCTTTCTTCCAGGCTACCAAATCGATGCGTGAGGACGGCGAGGTCCCGGCCCTGCTCGTTCAGCTTTTCCCAGAGATCATGCCCGCGTTTCGAACCATCCGCTGCGATCGTATCGAGACGTCCGTTCATCATCTCGAGTTGCCTCATGATGAGGTCAGTGCCATCCATACTATCGCTCCTGCAGGGCTTCGATCGTCATGCGCTGCGCCGTCGACAGCATCACGCAGGCATCCAGCCTGTCGCGGTCTTCAGCCCAGAGTTCCCATTGCGTCACCAGTGGCGCGCGCTCTGGAATCTGCGTCTTGCCTTCCGGCTTGGCCAGAACAGCCGCCGGGACAACCGGCTTCTGATCCGGCACCAGTGCTTGAACTGCACGGAATTCATTCAAGCTCCTTCCGCACCCAGTCAGGAAGAGCGTACTGGCTGCAATCGCAACCAGGCACGGGATCAGCCTTGTCATCAGTCTTCCGCTCCTCGTATGCGCGGCGGATCGCGTCAGCTCGCCGTCGCTCATTCGCCCTCTGGTCCTGCAGCGCCCGGTCAGCAGCCGTAATCTTTGCCTGCGCTTCCGCCAGTCGTTGCGCCTTTTCAACCTCCGCCCGGTTGCGCGCCTCCTGCCAGGCCAGCCGCTCGGCCTGCACACCATGGGCCACGCCAGCCCGCCGCACGGCAGGGTCGTCGATGAGCCGGTCGTATAGCGAATAGCCCGCAGAACCTGCGGCAATCCCGGCGGCAAAGACGGCCGCCATGATGATCTGGGAAAACGGGTTCATCACAGCCGCTCTTCGACGGCCAGCCAGCCCTTGAAATGGATTTCCGGCTCACCGCCGGAAAGCGTCACCGCCAGCTGGTGGTAATATTGCCCCGGAACAAGCGCTTTCGTTTCAAGCGCCGTCAGCGCCAGCGCGGCGATTGTCTTCCCTGACACGGTCGACGGGGTGATGCCGGCACGCTCGATCAGCACGGGCCCAGCCTGGCTGGCGGCAATCTTCCAAGTCGCCGTCGTTCCGGACACCACCTGCGCCGTGCCGTCCGCCTTCTCCAGGCTGAACCCCAGCTTGAAGCCATAGCCTCGGTTTATGACCTTGGGATCCACGCCTGCCTCCTAAAATGCGTCACGCGCCACCAGGCGCAGCGGCCCGCTCGCTCGCGCCATGTATCTCGGCGGATCTGCCGCCCGCGCGATACAGCACAGCAGAAACGAACGAGCTTGAATTTTCTGTTGCTCCGGCGCGCGCACCACCTGGTGCAGCGGCGCCGGCGCTCTCACGACGATGCGCAGGGCGTTTGCCTCCGCACTGGCCACAACCGCGCTGTCCAGCGCCGAAGCAGCCTCGACTATGGCGGCGTCGACAACTCGCGTTGCCATCGCCGCATCACTGGCGTCGGCAGCCTCGATGCTGGTGCCCGCTGCCTGCAGCGATGCACTGCCGGCACCACCAGCTTCAGCCGCCTCGCTGCCGCCAGTCGCACTTGCCTTGGCCGCCTGCCCCTGGTCTGTCGCTGCAGCGGGCTCTGCAAGCACAGACACCGTGCTGCGGCTCGCGAGACTGGCATCCGTCGCCGTCACCCCATCGGAACCTGTGGCGGAGGTCGCAACTGCCCGACTTGTACTATCCGTGGCGCTGGCCACCTCGGCAGAAACCGCCGTCGTCGTGCGAGCGCTGGAAGTTATCTCGCCCGCCGTCCCCGCCTCGCTGAGGCTCGTGCTGAGGACGACCGTTCGCGTCGAAACGTCGACAGCCACAGCCGCATCGGTTGAACTGGCAGCAAGCGTCGCCGCGGCTGCGCTCGTCTCGGTAGCATTCGCCGTTGCGCTTGCGGTCCCTGTCGGGCTCGTGCTCGGCACCGATGTGTCAGCGGCGCTCACCGACTCCGCAACAGAGGCCGAAAGCGCAAGCCCGCTCACCTGGACGTTGCCGGCGCTCGCAGCCTCGCTCAGCCCGACCGATGTCGAAACCGCCCCGGCAAATAGATCCGAAGCACTTGCAGCCTCGCTCGCTGTCACAACGCCGGTCAGCGCTGCCGTCTGGGAATGCCCCGCTGCTGCGGCCTCGGCAATCGCACCGTTGGCCGTCAGGGTCTGTGATGCACTCTCGGCCGCAGCCCCTGCTTCACTGGCGGCTTCATTGTAGGTCGTGCCGCCGCCAGCCAAAGGCAGCAATTCGACCACGGCAGTGCGATAGCCGGAAGCCACGACCGCAACTGTAACGCCGCCGAGAGCAACAGACCCGGCTGCGACGCCAAATCGCTCGAAGCAGCCCATCTCGTCCGTCGAGTCAGAAACAGTGGTAACAAGCGAGAAGCCGGAGGGTGGCGTCTCGATGGTGACGCTGTTGGAACGATTGCCACCAAAGGCAACCAGGCAGTTGCCACCGGTCGTATCCTGCACCGTAATGGTGCCATACTGCATCGCATTCGATGACCCGCCGGTCTGCACGGTGCCGCCGGGCGCCGTCAGGTCGACCCCACGGTAAACAACCGCGATCAAGCTCGTGGCATTGGTCCACGTGCCCACAGTCTCGGATCCGGTCGCCACCTCGAGCGCCGCCAACACCATGGAATTGGTGTTGGAGCCACCTGTGGTGATGACGCCGCCGGAAAAGGCAGAGGGAACGGTCGGTGCCGTGGCGCTGCCGTCGCGATAGGCGGCAACGACGATCAGGTCACCGATTGCCAGCGTCGGAAGCGACGCCGTCGTCGTGCCTGTGTTCTGCCCTACCCGCGTGATCGCCATCGGTTAATCCGCCGTCTCGATTACAGCGAGCCGGTCCAGGTGACGTTCAGCGTGTCGCCGCTACCCACAGCCTTGTTGCCGCCGGTAAATGCGCCGACCGAATAGAGCACGCCCGTCGTGCCAGCCTTGGTGGAGTTGGAAATCAGGAACACGCCGGCAATGGTCTGCCCATTCGCGTTGATGCTGAATGCCGTCCCCGTCGTCGCCTTGGCGCCGGACGCCGCCGCATTGAAGGTCGGCGCCGGGCGGGTCGCGTTCGAATAGGCCGTGTTTTCCGTCCAGCCTGCATGGCTGGCGGCGGTGTCTGCCGCCGCATAGGTCGGCGTCGTGGCACCGTCGACGAGACCGAGAAACCAGGCGGCGGTATAGGCAGAGCCTGAAAGATACTTGTCAAGCGCGTCGTTCTTGCCGGCAGTGGTTACGAGGTTCTCGATCTCCTCACGCCACTTGACCTCGCCGTCAGCGCCGATGCACTCGACGACGTAGCGGCCATGCGCTTCAGCCTGCTCCATGAGCCCGCCCCCGCGCAGAACGCTGGCATCGGCCGCCGTGAGCGCAGTGGAAATAGCATCGGTCATCACAGTCTCCTGTTCTCTGTCTGGTAACTCGATTTTTCATGTGAACGGCGAAGGCGGCAGGGCAAACCTTACGGCTGCAGGTGGGGCCCGGGCGCATCGGTTATGCCGGGCGCGCTCAAGCTATTGCCAATGTTCGGATTCTGCGGCGCATAGGGAAGCCCGGTGCCCGTCCGCCAGATCGCCGCGACGTCCTGCACGGTGGCAAAGCCCGTATAGCCGAGCACCAGAACCGCAATCAGGATCATCCAGCCATCGGCTAATCGCTCATTCACCCTCGTGTCCGGGGCGTCAATCAGAAGCCTCAGCTGCCAGCAGGCATATATCACCACCGGAAAGATGATCGCCCGTCGCCAGGTCCAGCCCGGCTCACCGGTTGCCTTCTTCATCGGGCAACCTCGATCGCCTTCAGGAAACGCTGGGCGAGATCCGCAATTTGAGCTGCGCGATCAGTCCCGTTGATGATGCGGCGCGCGTTGATCCAGTCAGCCTTCGGGCCACTGAAATAGTCTGACAGCTTGCGACCAGTGAAAACGCCGCTCTTCATTCCCTCGAAGAGGATCTTTACGGCAGTAGGAAGTTCGAGCGCCTTTTCCGGATTTGCCTCGATACCGAACTTCCGGTAGTTGGCACGCCCGGTGATCTGCACGAAGCCCCGGCCGCGATAGAGGAAACCGTCGCCATCAGCCTCGGGCGTGTTGCCAAGCTCTTTCGCGAGCCTTCCCGTGTCATACTTGTCGAAGTACTTCCGGCCGCCGTATTCGGTGATCGGCTGCATTGTGCCGGCCGTTTCATGCATGGTTGTCGCCAGCATGTACGCAAGCCAGCGATGGTCGGTGAGCCCCTGCACCGTCCATTCATCCAGGATGGCGTCCATCCCGGCAACCTGACTTGCCGAGAGCTTGCCGCCAAACAGCGACGAGCGCACGGCAGAGAAGAACGCTGCGCGGTTCGCAATCATGACGATGTCCTTGATGTTCAATTTTGAGGGGACTTGGAGCCTAAAGATCTGAAGCTCGCCGCCAGAGATCATCGATCTCTTCAGACGACAGGCCGTACATTGAGCCAAAGGCGTTCGTCAGCGGATGGTCGCGGCGGAACATTGTCGCCCCCTCCAACAGCATCCTGGCTCCGAAGCGCTCCGCTTCCGGCAAGGAGGCAATGAACACATCAAACGCAGCCGGGGCGTCTCCCGTCTTGACTGCGGCCAGCGCTTCGGCTTCGCTGATAAGCCCGTCCAGGGCAAGAACGTGGAAGAACTGCCGGTCCGATATTTCCGCCGGGGTCTCCAGCTCGATCTCGGGTTCCACATAGTCAGCGACATAACCCAGCAGGGCTGCGGCATAGAGATCGCGGCCCAGCGGCTCCGGATCGTCAGGCCGCGCCGTGAATGGCGCCCACCCGAAAACCGGATGGTCAATTTCCATGTCGATCTGCTGGCCGTCAGCAGATGAATAGACTGCGTTTCGAAAATCCATCAGGACACCCTCAGCCAGTTGCCTGTGTTTGCAGCAGCGCCGGTCGCACTTGGGATCGTTCCGGCAAGCGACCACATCCCGGTCAGAGCAGCGCCGGTTCCGGACCCGTCCGCATTTGTCGGGACGAGGTTGCTGCCCGCCACCAGGGCACCGAGCGCGCGAGCCGTCGATGTAACGCTCTGCCGTGCCTGAACATAGGTTCCGACAGCCCCCGGAGTTGTCGCCGCGATGGTCGGCAACACATCGGCGGACGTGATCACCGTTCCGCTTGGCAGCGTCACGTTCCCATCCGGAAGATTGAGCACGCGATCAGCGGTAAGAGCGCTGACATTGAATGTGAGTGCCCTTGGCGTCCCTGCAGCATTGAACAGCTTGAATGTCGCCGCCGCGAACTGAGCATTGGCGATGGTCCTTGCCGTGGTGAAAACGCTGGAGATCAGTTGCGCCAGCGTTGTCTTTTTCAGCGCATTTGAATCGGCGCTGTCGGACACTCCGATAAGGTCTGCATCGACGAGACTGGACTTGCTTGCCGCCCCGAGAATCGTCAGCCCTATGTTCTGGGCGGCCGTAAGTACCCTTGCGACCGACAGGAGACCCGTCACTCCACCGCGCGACGCCGGTATGAGATCCCCTGCTTCGGCAGCACCGCCAGGCAATGGGTCCAGGCCGCTGATAAGTCTTTCTTCTTCCATCGGATACGCCCCTTAAGCCCAGGCCGAAACCTGCAGGTTGGTCCCTGCGACATCGGCAAAATCGAGCATCGCCGTGCCGGCGATTGCGTAGCGGGACACCGTCCGGGTGAACTGCTCGTCATTGTCGCTGATGGGCGCAACCTGGCTGCGGTAAGTCCAGGTGATCAGCGGAACCTTCGGAGTACGAGCCCAGTTGAAGGAGGCCGTGAATGCTGCCGTCATTCCATTCGCAGGCGTCGAACCGTAGGAAAGTGTCACGTCGCGGCGATCCATGAGGCGGTCGAGGTTCACCAGCGGCGTGATCGTCGCCACGTTGGACGGACTGGTCACGACCTTGTGGCTGATCATGTCGTCATAACCAGTATCGAAGCTGGCGTCGGTCTCGGCCAGGGCGGACGGGTTGTATGAGCTGTCGGAAACATCCACCAGCGACCAGCCGGGCGTGCCAGTGAACCTGTAGCGCAGGTGATAGGTCTTGTTGGCAACAGTGACAAAATCCTGCTGCAGGGTGGTGATCGGAAACACGCCGCGATGCTTGATCACGATACCGGCAGGGATGCGCACGGTTCCAGTGGACGGCACGGAAAGGTTGAACGCCCCGTCGCTGGTGACGATCTCGGGATAGAAGAGCAGGCGCGCCCGCAGGAGATCGAGCAGATCGTTCAGCGGGTTCTCTCCGCCGGCCGTCGCCAGAGCAATCTTCGCATCGATAGCCGCATTGAGCTGCGTCGGGTCTGTGCGGTCTGGCACCAGACCGGCGGCCAGGAGCACCGTCTTGATTTCCCGCTGCGGCATCTCGATCGCCAGCGCCGGAACACGCGATCCAGGCTCTCCGGCCGCGCTGTTCCTGTCCTTGTAGGGCGCGTTCGGGTCTCCCTCGCCATAGGGCTGGACATAGTCGCTCATGATTTCCTCGCTTGGTTGTCAGATCCGGAACATCAGCCGGTTGCCATATTCGTCGACCATGAAGGCCGGTTCTTCGGTGACCCAGTAAGCCAGGTTGATCCACGCTTCGGGGACAGCCACCACCCAGCCCGGCAGTTCCTGCCGCAGAAAGCACAACACGTCGGAAGACCCGACGACGTCGTACAGCCGGTCGGCGCCGCATTCGGAGATGCCAGCCTCGAAAAAGCTTTCGGCGCTGCCCCTGACGCGCACTGTGATGAAGGCCTCTTCCGCCGCAGCCCCGGCCTCGTGATAGCCACCACACTCGGAAAACCCGCATCCGAAGATGTTCGGCTCTTCGATCTCGATCTCGAAACCGAAGTCCGCCGCGACCCGCACGAAATCCTGTGGATGGGCGAGCGGCCTCGCCATCACCTTGCGGCGAAGCGCCGTCAGCCGCTGGCTCGCCGACTGCTCACCGATGAAGCAATTCTCCGGGAGCCCGTGCTCCGCTTCCCAGTCCGCCAGCAGTTCCGATACGGTCTGCGTATTGGCCTCCAGCGCCAGCCGGAAGGCCCGCGCATAGAGCCATTCGAAAGGCGAGAGCAGCACCCGCGTGAACTTGGCCAGGGTCGACGACAGCGACACCGCCTGCCCGTCCGGAGAACCCCATGCCGCACCCGGCGGCCACAAGGTCAGGCCCGCCGTAACAAGGCTGTCGCTATCCGGCGCAGCCAGCGCATCCGAGGGCACGCCGACCGAAGCGGAAACCTCCGCCGTAAAGCTGTTGGTCACAGTGTGCGAAAATGAATTCTTCCTACTCATTCACGAAGCTCACCGTTCCGACGACAGGATATTGCCCACCCGTGTAGGGAAGGTCCCCGGCGGGCCAGTTCAGCGTGTGACGCTCCTCGCCCACCACCTGGCTCACCGCCTCGGCAATCCAGCTGCGCGAAAGGACGAAGACATCACCGGCAACGCCGGGCCTGGCCTTTTCGTACAGCACTGCCTCGATTGCAGCTGTGATCGCGGCGCGTACAGCTTCCGTGTCGTTGGTCACGTTGGCGATGACGGGGTTCAGGGCAACCGCTGTCGGCGCTTCCACCACGCTGTCGTTCACCCGGATCAACCGCTGCGCATCAAGCGCCGCCTGCACGACGAGCGTGTCGCCCTCGGTTGGAATCCGGTTGGGGCGTCCGTCGAACAGGAAGTACACGACGAGAAAGCTGGGCGTCAGGCTGTCGCGATAGGCCCATGCCTTGAGAACCCCCGGCACCTCGCGAACGATGCGCTCATAGTCGGAAAGCTTTCCAGCCCCCGGCGGATTTGCCTTGCGAAACAGAACGCGGGCTCGAAAATCCTCGACATCTTCGACATCGGCACCGCCACCCAGTCCATCGTCCCCAACGGTGAAACTGGTGCCGAGCGTAGGGTAGAGCGCGGGATCAGCGAGCGACAGCAAGCCACCCGCATCGCGATTGGTATATGCGCCCTTGTCTTCCGACTGGACCGGGAAAACGACGACGCCGAGCGTCGAGGCCTGCGCGGGCGCCGTCGACAGATAGGTGTTGTTGCCGGACACGAAGCGTATGCCGGAAGGATAGACCCGGTTCGCCTCGCCCTCGCCCGTGATAGACCCCGACGACGCCGACGCGCCCTTCTGGAAGATTGCGACATCGGCCCCGTGCAGTCTGAGAAAAGCCAGCATTGCCGTGGAGGCAAAGAGCTGCCGCGCGAGATAGCCCATGCGCAGCTCGAACTCATGGGACAAGCCCGCCAGAACCTTCACGACGACGGTCACGAAGTTGTTCTTGAGCGCCGTATCCGTGCCCGGAAGGAAGCGCCGGAACGCACCGCGGATCGCGGCCGACGCGTCATCGAGCGAGCGGATTTGCCACGCCATTGATCTGCTCCCAGAACAGTTGGAATTTGTCATCGAAGGACCGCGCGCCATCGCGGCCATAGGTATTCACAACGTAGTCGACCCGGTTGGCCGATCGGTCGACGGTCACGGTCACATCGAGCGAGGCAATTGCCTCCTGGTCGATGAGCGGCTGCAGCGCCTCGCGCACATAGTCCTCGACCAGCACAGCCGTCTGATCGGTGATCGCCGTGCGCCTCAGCAGCCAGAGCCGCGAACCAAGCGGCCCCTCGCCGTCCTGAATGTCGAAGCTGTCGCCCAGCCAGCCCCGATTGGCCTCGCCGTGCCGCAGCTCGCTGTCCTCGACGCGCCGGTCAGTCATCAGATGGATCAGGATCTGCGTTGCCAGCCCCTGCTCTGCGCGAAAGTCCCCCGGCGCTGTCGGATGCGTCAGCGCATTGAGGATCAGATCCCCCACGACCCCATCCCAGCCGAGATCCGGCGCGCGATACGGCTCAGCCGTATCTTCGATCGAAACGATGCGGATCATGGAAACCTCTCAGCGGGATTATCTCCTCTCCCCGCTTGCGGGGAGAGGGTCAGGGTGAGGGGCTCAGGCCTCAGCAACTGCCGGGCTGATATCCAGAAAGTATTCGTGGCCAAGCTCGAAGGAGCTAATCGCCTCGGCATTGGTGATCGTCATTTCAAGCTTGCCCTGCGGAGTCGCTTTCGACCACTTGCGGTTTACGCCCTCCTGCTCCCAGACCGGGGCAAGAACGACGTTTGCAACACTGCAATCGGCACTGCCGGTGTGGATGTGCTGAATGGACATGCAGCGGAATTTTGCTCGGACGTTCATGCGTCTTCTCCTTTTTGTGGCCCTTGGCCGTTTGCCCACCTGCGAGGCGGATCTCGTTGCGAGGCCTCACGCCCCGTTGTTTCCGTCACCGTCGACAACGGAGCCGGAACAGTTGATGTTGCCATTAACGGTCAGGTCGCCGTTGATCGTCGCCGGGCCGTTCAAGACCCAGTCGCCCGCTGTCGTCGTAATCGTCCGGCCGGCCACGTCGACAACGATGCCGTCACCGATGAATTTCATGATGTTGCCGGTCGAATCATAAATGGCAGTCCCGCCCGCCGGCAGATCGCCAGGCCGATGCCCCGGGCTTTCCAGCCCCAGCACGAAGGCGAGTTCTGGATCATACCGCGACGGCAGGATCAGCCCCTTGGCGCCCTTAACGGGCGAGGAGGCAAAGCCATGGCTCTCGATCCTATGGATGCGCGTCCAGCCGTCACCATAGGCAGCGCGGCCCGAGACGAACTGCTGGCCATTCCTGACCTCTTCGCGCCCGTCGTAGTCGAACCGCATCATTCGTCTTCATACTCCGCTTCGATCACGCCTGGCGCGCCATAGCCGGCGCTGGTCTTGCCGCGCGGGTTCTCGCCACCCAGCGCTCGGGGGTCCGCCAGCGATAGAACCGCAAAGGTCCGGTCGCTCTGCTGAAGGCTGACGTTCTTGATGATCATCAGCCCCTCGATACCCAAAAAGTCGTCATCGACCTCCACCAGCCAGTTCGGCGAATAGAGACGACCATTGTCGTCGCGCCAGCCACTCACAGGAATGGAAGCCGTCACGCTGTTGCCGGCTGCCCGCCGCGCCTGCCAGATCGCGCGCTTGCGCATCCGGTCGATCGTGCCCTCGCCCTCCTGTGGCAGGATCAGGACACGCTTGCGCGTCACGCCGGTGTCGCTGACCTTGGTCTGTGCGCGAAGGTGCTGTTTCTCGCTGCCCTCGCTTTGCTGCCCCCGGATCTGCGTCTCGCTGTAGCGACCTTCCTCGGTAAAGCTGGCACTGGCGCCACCAAGAATGTTGACGCCGCGCTTCAGCGTGCCGGCATGAATGCCTTCAGGCTTTGTCGCGATCTTCAGCCGACCTTTCGGTGTGTCATAGAGCAGCGCCCCGCGCGCCCTTGCCCGCCGCTCGATCGAGGAAAACCCTGTCTCGCCCAGCATCAGCTTGTGCCGGATCTCGACCGGGAAGCTGGAGCCATCCGTCTCGATCCCGACGCCGTAGCTGTCCAGCTCCTTGGCAATCGCGACCAGGTCCTTGTTCAGGATTTCGCCGGTCGGATGGATGGCCGAGGCCTCGATCATGTCGACGGTCCGCGAGACGATCCCGAGCGAGAGCGTGCGATCCTGCTCGGTGTAGCCGGTGTTGACGTCCCGCACATAGCCGGTGAGCATGAGATCGCCGCTCGCCCTGACCGCCGTCTCCAGCCCCGGAAAAGCCGGAAGCCCCGGCCCCATGATCACGAATTCCCCGCTCGCCGTCCGCGCCGCCTCTTCGGCCGAGACGGACATGCTGAAGCTTTTGACCTCAGGCAGACCGTCACAGACAATCCGCTCCAGCGGCCCGGTGCTCAGAGGAAGAACCATCAGCTTTCCAAAGCTTCGAAGGAAACGGGCATCAGCATCGGCGCGCCGACCCTGGCAATATCCACCAGGCTCTCGGCGCGCTTTGCATCCCCATAGAGCTGGTAGGCCAGCACGGTTGACGGCAACGAGATCCCCGTTTCCACCCGCACCACCGGAACGGCATCCGCCGCCCGATCGGAAACGATGCGCACCGAAGTCTCGACCAGTCGCGACACCGCGACATAGAGATCGACATGCTCAGGCCCGAGGCCCGAGAGAACGGCCAGCGCCTTTTCCCCCTTGCCCTCGACTACCTGCCTTGCTGCTCGCGCCTGCGGCCGGGAGATCCAGGCCACCTGCGGCGCTGCCGTAGCCGTCACGATGGCATCGACCAGCGCATGCAGATCGGCAGCGCCTCGGGCATCGAAGCGCGCCGGCTTGATGCTGTCGAAGCCGGAAGGCGTCACGACGCTTTCGCCGATGATCCGCGAGGCCTCCAGAGCCGTGCCGAAAAAGCTGTCGACGGTATCGACGCCCGAGGCGAGCGTCAGGTCGACGAGCCGCGCAAGATCGATGGCATCGGACACGGCAAGCGAGCCCACCGAATACATCCAGTTCGCCACCGCAATCACATCGCCGATTTGGGCGTAGACCGACGCCAGCGCCGGAAAGGCGGAAGCAATGCCGCCCGTGAGAACAGACCTGATGTCACCAAGGCCGAGCACCCCGCCGGGCTGGCTCGATTCCGGAATGGCGGTAAAGCCGAAGGCAATGAAGCCGGCGCGATCCTTCTCGCGCACCCGGCTGAAATTCTCGATCCGCGCCAGCCGCCCGCTGTCGATCGGCAGCACCAGCCGCCCCGGCCCCGCCGCCAGACATACCCGCTGCAGAGACAGCGCCTGAGCGTCGCTCTGGTCGCCGAGCAGATAGGCCGTGACATTGATCGCCGGGATCGCGTGGCCCATCTCTTCGAGATAGTAGTTCACGCCCCCGGCATATTCATGCCGCGCAATCCGCTTGCCGCCGCCGAAATCGTCGACATCGACATAGAAGTCGACGCCCCGAAAGCTCGCCTTGCGCAGCGTCGCCGCCCAGTTCCGCATATGAACCCCTTACTGCCGCCCGGTCCCGGCAGGCCGACCGGCAGCCGCCGGCATGCTGCGGCCCGTATTGGCATTCACGCCCGTGCCACCGCCGCCTGAGAAATTGCCGAGCCGCGAGATCGCCGTGGCGGCACTGAGGATCGCCTGCGCCGCCCGCTCCATGGCAGATGCCGCCTGCTCGCCACCCTTGGCCAGATTGTTGCCGGCCTCTTCGCTGCGAGTCTTGATTTCGTCGCCCGCCCGGCTCGCATCCTCGATCAGCGTGCCGCCCATGCCGGCCATGCCGATCGCTTCAGGATCCGCAGCCTTGAGCAGCGCGCGGCGCTGGGCCCGGGTCTGAGGCACATTGAAGGCGTCGTCCTTGTTCGCTTCGGTGCCCGCCCGGTAATCCAGCAGAAAGTCGCGATCCCGGTAGCCGCCGGCCATGGCCATGCGATCGGCATCGCGCGAACTGGAAAAGGCACCTAAAGGCATTTCCCTGAGCATCCACGCTTCACGATCAAAGAAGCTGCTCATGCCCTGCTTTTGCAAGCCTCTGCGGATTGCGCCGCCCTTGTCGAGGTCAGAACTCACGGCATCCATGGCAGGCGCCGCAATCGGCGCAATTGCACCGCCCAGCGACGTCTTCAGCCTTTCCCAGCTGTTGGACATTCGGTCGATCGAGGCCTGCGTATCCGACATGACACGATTGACGTCACGGAAAACCGTGCCGTCCACCTCGGCTGAGTTCATGACCTTGAGAAACTTCTCCAGGCTTTCCGCGCTGGTCATCAGCGACTGCATGCCGAGCCGGAATTCCTGGTCGGTAAACAGCAGCGGCAGCTTTGTGTAGTCACCGTCGACGGCCTCTTTGGACAGCCGGACAAAAGCAGACACGGCATCTTCGCCGGTTTTCCGTGCCGCCTCCATTTCCTTGCGGAGATCGATGCCGAAATCGGAGAACTTCCTGATGGTGTCGCCTGACAGCATCTTGCCGAAAATGTTCTGCGCCTGTGTCGCAGCCGAGGACGCGTCGCCAGTGTCTTCGCGTATCGTCTGCAGGATCGCGACGAGACGTTTCAGCCCTTCCTCGCCCTCATAGCCGAGTGTCGCAAAACTGTTGGCAAGCCCCGGGATCTCCCGCGCCATGTCCTTGAGTTCGAACTGGCCCGCCTTGCCGCCGGTGACCATGATATCAAAGGCGCGCTGCAGCTCGCTGGTCTCGATCTTGAGCGCCGAGGCAGCCTTGAGGCCAGTGTTTGCAATGTCTGCGGTCGCAGCACCCGAGGCCTGCGCAGTAGCAAGCACCGAAGGCAGGAAAGCCATGGCCTCTTCAAGGCTTTTGCCCGACGCGACCAACGTGTCGAGAGCCTCGATCGCCGGCTGCACGCCGTCGAAGTTCATGTCCTTCGACACCTGCTGCACCTGCTCGAAGGCTTGCGCCGTCTGCTCTGCACTGGAACCGGCAGTGATCCCGATGCGTGTCATCTGACGCTCAAGAGCCGCAAAGTCGAGCAGAGCCTCCTTGGCTGCATAGGCCAGCACAGCGGGCGCAGCATAGCGCGAGATCACGCCAAACATCTCCTGCGCCTGGCGCGCCATCACGCTCTGGCGCCGATTGAAGGCTGCTGCCCGCTTGTCGATCTCACCGAGCTTCCCGGCGATCGCACCAAAGGTGCGCCCGGTCGCATCACGCGCCGAGATCTTCAGCCGGGCTTCGACTTCACGGGTCATGTCTTATCCTTGAGAAGCGCCATGGCGCGACCATACCACCAAACGATTTCACTGATGGTCATCAGCTGGACGCGGGTTGCGTCCCATCCGAAGCGGAAGACGAGGAGGTCTGCGGCGAACTCGAGTCCGCCGCATCCATGAAAAAACCGCAGACGGCCTTTTCAAGCCGGATGGCATCGAGCGCGCCGAGCATGCGCACCGCATCATAGCCGGGCGACACCACAAGCTTCTGCAGATAGGCGTCGACCGTGACCGGATAGGCAACGATCATACGGCTCCCCTGCGGCCCCGGCTGCACCTCCATCGGCATGCCGAGCCCCGAGGGAAAGATGTCCTCATAGCGCGGCTCGCGCAGCACGATTTTGCTGAAAAGGACCGCGCCCGGCATCTCATAGGTCTTGGTCAGCGTGACTTCCGTATTCGCCACGATCAGCCACCCGTCCGGCGATAGGTCTCAGCAACGATCGAAAGACCGCTGACCTCACCATTGATCCGGTTGATATTCGGCTGACCGGAGAAGAAGGCGCTGATGAAATGGTGCTGGACACCGGTCGCCTCCTCGGTCACGACCACGTTCTGCCGCGGGGCTTCCATGATCGCCGGAAGGTTGTCGCCCGCATCCTTGAAGGTCAGCTCGGCGCTCGGCGAAACCGGCGTCGAAACGCGATCGGTCGAGCCGTCCTGGTTGGTGATGGCTTCAACGCTCTGCCGGGAGGGCATGACGTTGAAGGTGCCGCGAAACGAGATCGTCGAGCCGCTCGACGTGCGGACAGACATGCGCCCGCCGAAATCATTGCCTGCCATGATGGGTGCTCCTGAGATGGCTGGAAAGGAAGGCGACGGGCATCAGCCCGTCACGAGAAGCGGAATGCCTCAGGTCTCGGCGTAGACGCGGGCGAGACCGGCGAAGATGTCGAGCGGGTTCGCCCGGTCCATCGGCAGGATGATGTCGACGCGGTTGGGATTGTCCGCGTTGCGCGTCACCGAGATCTCGTCCAGCACGGCGTTGGACGCCTCCAGCACACCGCGCTGCTGCAGCTCGATCGTCGAATTGACCAGCGTCGCCCGGATGTCCTTCACCGTGCGCAGCGCATCGAGGTTCGCCGGGTTGTCGTCGACGATTGCCTTGTTCGAGTGCTCATAGGCAAGCTGGGCCCGGAAGTACTTCAGCGCATAGGTGATCTGGTAGACCGCCTGGATGTCGCGCAGCGCTGTATCCGGCACGCCGTTCGTCGTCTGCTGCTGGGTGATGATCTTGTCGATCAGGATGTTTCCGGAACGGTCCACCTTCCAGGTCGAAACACCATTCTTCAGCAGGCTGTCGCGGGTCGCATAGTCGGGCCAGTAGTTCCGATCGCGCGGCGCGATCATGTCGACGACATCGAGACCGGACTGGTTGACCGAGACGAGGCCGTTCGACCCACCGTCGAAGAACGGTGCGACACGCGCGACGACGGCCGCCACGAACTCATAGTCAGGGCGTGCCATGCCGGCAGCCGCCGGCATCAGCGGCATGAGCGTCAGATGCCAGCTGTCGCGCGCCAGGCCCGCCACGGCGAGGTTCGCCACCGTATCCGTCCGCGGATAGAAGACATGTCCATAGAGCTGCTCGAGGTAGGACCAGCGCCCGGAGGTGTTGCTGTGCAGCGTGTCCAGCTTCAGCCGGTTGGAATCGTCACCGAAGGCCGAGACCACGATCTCGAAGACATCGTCGCCCATGGACGCGAGAACGGCAGCGACATCCGGCGTGCCGGCGCCCGCCGTCCCCACTGCGAAGGTGAAGAGACCGGTAAAGGCGTTCGATCCTTCCAGCAGCGGAACATGCACGTCGATGCCCGCCGCATAGGTGCCCTTGTGGCGCGCGGTAATCGAGACGACGTTGCTGGCGACCGTCGCGGTGAACGGCAGCGAGATCTTGGTGATCGGGTTGAAATAGGCATTGATCGCAGCAGAAAGGGCAGCGGCCACGGTCGCGGCATTGTCACCCGCCGCAATGTTGACCGCGATGTCTTCGCCGGCGATCGAGAGAACCCCTTGCCCGCCGGCAGCCGGCGGCGTGCCGACGGTGATGGTGCGGATCTGCGCCGAGGCCGCTTCCGCAACGCGCCCGAGCCAGATTTCCTGCGCCGAGGCGTTGCGCCGTGCCCGGATGAACATGCTTTCCAGCATCGAGCCACGCCCGGCCAGCGCCCGCGCCTGGTAGACGGAGCCGCAAAGCGCGATGGCACCATCGGCGAGCGTGCCGGCGCTGGTGCCATGGCCGAGCAGGATCATGCGCGTCTCGGACTGGAACTGTCCGCCGCTCTCGACGTCGAAGGCCAGCAGTGGCGCCACGACGCCGGAAGGAATGTTACTCGCCATGGGTATTCTCCTTCTTCAGGTCCGGGCTCGCCGGCCGTTTGGTCCGTGCCGGAGCGTCCGGCTTTTCGATCAGGTCGCCGTCCTGAATGAAGCGGCGATGCATCCTGGAAAGCTCGTCGATCGCGCGACCCGCCTCCGGCCAGCCGCCGGGGATCGTGCGGCCGGGAGCGGCCACATAGAGTTTTGACATCTTGTCCTCTGGTTCAGGTGCCGGACGACCAGCCACCGGTCAGCTCTTCGGAGCCCGGCAGACCTATCGTGCCGGCGATTTCGGTGAGCGCATCCGGCGTTTCCGCCAGGAAGTGGCCGGCGAGCTCGGCGAGCTTGCCCTTGGCATAGCTGCCGTCAGGCAGGTTCGCGGCCACCGAGCGCAGCGGCTCCGGAAGCCCGTTGGACGAGGTGAGGAAATCATCGTCCTGGATCGAAAGATCGAAGACGAGCGACTGACGCTGGAAGCGAAGACCGAATTCCGGAACAGCAAAAGTCTCGACCGTGAAGCTGTTGACCTGCCGAACCAGCTGCCGCCAGGGAGCCCCCTTGGCGCTGCGCGTCAGGAGGAAACGTATCTGCCCACCCAGCGCGCCGAGCACCAGCCGCGCCGCCGGGTCGCCGTCGGCCATCGCATCGACATATTCCGGGTTCTGCCCCGGGATCGTATCGACATCGCGTGCCACGACGGCGAGCTCGGCTACAACTTCGAGGACCGTCGAGGCTTCGAAGTCGACGAAACTGCTGGCCGGCCCGCGCGGTGCGGTCGTGCTTCGCCGGGTATAGACCGAGATTACCGGCGTGTAGTCCTTCGAGCGGTCGATCTCGTCGAGCGAGGCGGCCCGGCTGTCGAACACCCGCGGGCCCGCAAGTGTCGGAAAGCCGGTGCCCGCAAGATTCGCCGCCGTCGGCGACAGGATCTCTATCGCGACCAGTCGGACCGCTTCAGCCGCCAACATGGCGAGCCCTCGACAGATAGAAGGCGATCCGGCTCGATCCGTCGCTTTCGCGCGCCTCGACCTGCCAGGCCTCGGACTTCGCCACGTCGATCACCTTGTCGTCCTTTTTCGGGATCCAGACCCAGTCCGTGACCCGTGCCGTCATCACGGCCTCGTAGCTGACGGTGCGTCCTGCACCGGGATCACCCGGCGGGAAGCGGCTGACGCGGTCGCTGGGCGGCTCCAGATGGATGCTGCCCATCACGCGCTGGACTGGCCGCGATGGGTCCTGCTGCCGCAGGGAATTGACGGAGACGCCCTGCGTGACCGGAATGAGATCGAGTACCGTCGTGTCGAACACGCCGGCCACCGTCTCCTCCATCAGCGCCCGAGCGCCATCCCAGTCGACCATCGGTCAGGCCTGCAGCGCAGCCAGCGCCGCCTCGGCAGCCGCCACCATCTGCTCCGCCTCACCCTTCGCCACCAGGTCGGCGCCACTGGTGGCGAGCAGCGCCTTGGCCTCGTCGAGTGCCTTCTCGGCCGCAGCGATCTGGGCAGCCTTCTCGGCCGCCACCTTGTCCGCAGCAGCCTGCTCGGCGGCCAGCCGCGCAGCTTCTTCCGCCGCCGCCTTCTCGGCGGCCTTCTCCGCAGCAGTCTTCTTGACCGGCTTCGGCTCTTCGGCCTTGGCAGCCGGCACCTCAACCGCGAAGCGATCGTCGATCAAATGACGGCCGTAGCGCTCCGGCACCGTGACAGGCACATGCGCGTCGACATGAACATCCTTGTCCGCCTTCATGATGGAAGCCGGGATGATTCCGCCCTGCGGAAAGATGATGGAAATCGTCTTGTCGGACATCGTGAAATCCTTCCTGTTGCCGAGCGGGAGCGGAAGGCTCCGGCTGGAGAACAGGAAGCCGGCCATTCCGAAGAAACGACCGGCTTCCGGCGTCGACCAGAGGGAACGCGGCCTCAGGTCAGCGTCAGCTTGCGCAGGACCTGCGGGCGGGTGCAGATCGAGATCGGGTTGGACTGGACTTCGAGGTCGTAACCCTTGTCGTTCGACTTCGCGATCGCCTTGGCGTAGAACGGGAGACCCAGCGTGTTAACCGTCTCGTTGTAGTCGGCGGGCGCAAACCGGGTGATGTAGAGGTCATCGACACCCAGGATCGCAACGCGGGCTTCGTTGGCCGCGATGTAGGGAGAGCCGAGATCGGCGGTGGCCTTCGCCCCGGTCCGATACCGCTCCCAAGTCGCATTGCCCCAGGTGAAGGTGTCGGGGACGTCGCTGCGGAGAACTTCGGCACCACTGTGATACAGGAAGGTGTCGGTGACTGACTTGTGCTGCCAGAGCGCCTTGTGGAAGTCACGGCCCGTGAACACATGGATGCCGGAATAGGTTTCGTCGAGCGCATCCTCGATCGAATAGATCACGTCCTGCCAGAGGGACATGACGTTGGTCGTGGTCACATCGAGTTCCAGCGAAACATCGGCCGGAACTGCGACGCCGAAGGCGTTGTAGAGATTGAGAAGCGTGCCGCCGGACTTGGAGAGGACGATCCCCTTCAGCGCTCCGACGCGCTGGTGTTCCAGCGTCATCGTCAGATCCTGCGCATGGCGCTGGGCCTTGCGGTTGACGCGATTGATCACCGTTTCGGCAGCGTTTTCGGTGCCGAATTCGCGGACACCCTGGACCTCGTCGGCATAGACCGTATCGTCGCGCTGGTAGTGCGGGACGTTGAACGGGATCTTCTTGCGGGTCTCGTCATCGGTCGTTTCGCCGGGGCCGCCGCGCGGCGACGGTTCGATCAGCGACAGCTTGCCGTCGCGCTGCTCGATCGAGATGACGGTCGTCGAGACACTGTCTTCCTGAAAAATCCCGGAAGCGCTGACCTGACCGGGCCGGTAGGGCACGGCATTGATCGCCGCCGTCAGGCTTTCAAGGCTGAACGGATCGGCATCGTGGACATTCGGTGCGGGCATGATCGTTCTCCTTATCGTGCCTTGATGGTGACGGCGCGGAGCTGGGTCAGCTTCGCGGCCTTCTTCGTGGAGTCGTTGACGCTGGCCGCATAGACCAGCATCAGCGTCTTGACTTCGGCGTCGTTGGTGATCGCCACAGCCGTGGCATCGGCCGAGGTCGCATCGGTCTCGTAGGCGAGAACAGCGCAGGCGATTTCCGCGCCTTCCTTGCCGGCGGTGAGCGCATTCGGGCTGGCGACATACTTGCCGCTCCCGGCTGCCACGGTGATGTCGAAGCCGTCGCCGGCTACGAAGGGGGTACCGCCTGCCGTGGTGGTGAAAGCGAGATCATTGGCATTGGCCGCGCCATTGACGCCGGACCCAACCTCGAAACCATCAGGGTCGACGAGGTTCCACGTCGTGGCCGCCGTGAAGCGCAGCTTGTAGACACCGGTCTTGGCACCGGAGCCGCCGATCACGGTGACGGCACTGATGGTGCCGTTGCCCGTGTTGCCGCCGCTCTTGGCAGCGGCGGTGGCGGCACCGTAAAGGATCTTGCCAAGCACGGTCCCGGCGGAGAGTTTGCCCTCGCCGGACAGGATGGTGATCGCTTCACGCGAAAGCATGCCGTTCGCTTCAGAAAGAAGGAACGCCAGATCACGCGGGGTTTCGGTGAAAGTCGTGGGCATGATCAGACTCCCTTCGGGGCGATGCGACGCGCAGCGAAGATGGCGTCACGGTTGATCTGGGATCCGCTCGCCTGGGCGGACGAACCGCCCGGCATGGCGAGCGATGCGGCGGCCTGGACCGATGCCTCGTAGGCACCGGCCGCGGGCTTCGGCTGGGTAGCGGCTGGGGCGGTCGCAGCAGCCGCTGCTGCGGGTTCGGAAGAGGCCGTCGTCGTGCTGGCCGGCACATTCGCCGTCACGAAAGCGACCACGGCATCTGCCGCCATGTCCGGCGATGCGGTGGCGAGGTCGAGGGCAGCCGCCATGCGTTTGCCATCGCCCTTGATGCCGTCTGCGCCAAGGATCGCCTGCATGCGCTCCGTGGCAGTCTTGAAGCCGTCGGCACCACCGGAGGCGGCGGCGACGGCGGCGGTGATTGCGGTGGCAGCCTGCGCTGCACCGGCTACAGTCTGGTTTCCAGACATGTTGCCTCCTTCGGTGGTAGCCTCGTGGTGAGGCGTTTCGGGATTGAGTGCGGTGGCACCCGGTTCACCCTCGGCATGGTCGAGGACATGGTCCGCCGTGCCCGAGCGCACGGCGCTCCGGATGGCTGAGAACAGACTGGTCATGGTTTTTCTCCTCGGGGTTAGCCCCGGTTCACTTCCCTGACAAAGGTGTCGAAGGCCTCAACCGGATCGCCGATTGCATCGGCAAGCCCCATGGCAATAGCCTCATCGGCATCGAACACGGCCGCCTCGGTCGAAAGGGCTTTCGCCTTCGTGATCCGGTTTTTGCGACCCTGCGCGACGGCGGCAGCAAACTCCTGCCGAATGACATCGGCCTGGGCCTGCCACTTCTCGGCCACCTCCGAGTTCAGCGGTTCGAAGGGGTTCCCATCGGCCTTCTTCTTGCCGGAGCGGATGATGGTGAGCTTGATGCCGTTGTCTTCGAGCTGCTGCGAATAATCGGCATGGATCATGATCACGCCGATCGAACCCGTGCCGCCATATCGCGGCATGACGATCTGCCGGCTCTGGGACGCCAGAAGGTAACCGGCAGAATAGGCCCAGTCGGTCAGGATCGAGATCGTCGGCTTTTCCTTCGAGAGCAGCGCAATGTCGCGCGCGGTCTCAAAGCCGCCATTCACCTCGCCGCCATAGCTGTCATATTCTAAGACAACGCCCTTCACCTGGTTCGACTTGCGCGCCACCGCGATCTGCGCCTGCAGCCCCTGATAGGATGTCTCGCCCGAAGAGTTGCCAAGCCAGGCACCCTTGTGCACGAGGCTCCCCTCCACGGGAATGATCGCGACATTGTCGACCATGTCGAACGGCAGCATGTTGGCGCGCGTATAGGCCCGCTCGATACGTCCACCGATCTTGCCGGCAAGCGGCCGGCCATTGGCCCCGGCGACGTGATCGACCGCGCCTTCCGGGTTGGCGATCACGATGGTGTCGCCCGCAATGCGGCTGCCAAGTCCATGCAGGAAGGCTTCCGCCTTGCGCGCGTCATACATCAGCGGCGTGTCGAACAGCCGCTGTGCGATCTGGGCAAATCGAAAGCTCATTGCAAGTCCTCAGTATCTCAGCGGCCAGCGCCGCCCCGGACGGCATCCGGTCGTCTTGGCCTGGCAGGCGGCCTGAAGCCGCACCAGTTCCTTATCGATCTCGGCGATGGTGGACGAAGCGACCTTCAGGCGCTGGTGCATGACCGGAGAACGGATCTCGCTTTCCTCGACCTGGCCACCCGCGAGGCGTTTGGCCTTGGCCGCGGCAAGCGCCGCATAAAGAGCGCAGGGATCATCGATATCGACGAGCACGCCGCCAATCTTGACCGTGTTGCTCACGCGGCGCCTCGCTGATTCTGGTTTTCGTCCGCTGCGGTTGCCGACTTGGATGCCTGCCCTCGCTCGAATGGCGACGGCATCTCGGCATCCTTGTATTTTTCGTGCCACCGTTGGCGGCTTTCGAAGACCTCTTCCGGATCGAGACCGAGCTCTGCGCATTCTACCTCGATGTCGCCGGTCCCGTTGGCGATCCGCTCGCTGGCAGCGCGCGCCCGCTTCTCGTCGTCGGCCGTCGGCTTGGCGGGACCGTTGCAGGTCGCCCAAAGAAACTGCTCGCGATGGGCGCGATAGACGTCGAGCCCGCCCTTGATCTGGATTCGGCCTTCCTCGATCGCTTCGTCCATCACGTTCGCATAGGGCACCAGCACATGCGGCGAAGCGATGCGATCGGTGCGACGACGGGTCACCGGCCAGATGGCCGAATTCTCCATGTTGGTGCTAGCATAGGTCGCCTTGGTGTAGTCGAGCGTGTAACCGCCATAGCTCATGCCGAGCGCGCGAGCCGTCTCGCGATGTAGCGAGGCCATGAACTCGGAGTTCTCCGGGCCCGGCGCAGTGACGTTCTTGAATTCCAGGTCCTCGCCTGGCGCCAGATGAGAAACGCCGGCCCCCGCGCCGAGACGAATTTCGCTTTCGGCGGCCTTGTCGAGCTGGGCCTTGAAGTAGTTGACGAAGTCGCCGGTCAGCTCGCTCGCCCCATCTACGTTAGCCTGAGCCATCGCTTCGAAGGCTTCGAATGCCTCGGCACTCGGTTTGTCGCTCTTCAGCACGGCCGCGTAGATGGTCTGCAGGAATCGCACCTGCGCATTGGCGTCGTCGACATTCTCCGCCATCAGATACTTGCGGAAGGTCGGCACCATCGGCGAGATGCCGCGCACATCTTCAGCCGAAAACGGGTCGAATGCATGCATGACAAGCTGCCGGCCATCGGCATCGCGCGCAGCATAGGTCACCTTCTGGGTCAGGCCGTCACGTTTCTCTTCGAAGCGGTAGGCAACAGGCCGTCCGAAGGCGTCATGAATGACGCCCTGATACAGACCTTCGACGTCGCTCGTGTCTTGCGTGAGCTTGTAGGGCGAGGACAGCAGGAACTTCCAGCCGGTCTTCGTGCCAGGCAGCCTCTGGGCGCGAGGCACATAGATGCTGATCCCTGTACTTTCGCCATAGGCCATCCAGTTGCGCAGCCCGATGTCTACATGCTGCGCATTGTTCGCCTTGGCACGGAAATCGTATTCCAGCGGGTTCCAGGAATGAACCTTCCAGACCTGTTTCATCAGGCGCGACAGCGCCGTGATCTCTTCTGGCGAATAGCCGAGATCCGCGATCTGCGGCTTCGGATTGAGCTGCAGCTCGACACCCACCGTATCGGCCAGGATCTGGTCGGCAGCACCACGCAGCCGGCCGGAGTTCTGCAGCAGGTCCATGGTAAGCCCGGCAGCCCGTGTCCAGATCCGGCGTACCTCGTCGCGATGCTCGCGAAGAGAGGCCGGCCGGGCAGCGATCACACCGGACTGGGTATCGCGCATGTAAGCCGAGCGTGGCCGCGGCGTCGACGGCTGGCCCACGGGACGGACCTCGGGCGCCGGTCGACTGCCGGCCTGCACCCTCATCCGTACCTTCTCGGTCATTTCCGCTTCTTCCACCTGTTTTCTTTGGGCGCTTTGAGTGCCGTTTTCTGTTCAGTCGTCTGTGGCGGTTTCGCAAGCTGCTCGGGCCGAAAGGCCACGGCAAAAAGCCCGTCCTCGAAATCGAGCTGCGCATCAGTCGGCGCCGATTCCCGCTCGGCTTCCATGCGGTCCCAGATCTTGTCCGGAAGACCACGAAGCCCGAACAGCAAGGCTGCGACTTCCGCCTGGTTCATCGTATCCAGGCCTTCGTTGGCCTGGTTGGGTTCCTTTTCCCATTTGTATTCCGTGAAGCCGTCCTTGCGCTTCTTCGGCACCCGGCGCTCGGAGGTGAGCTGCCTGAAGTATTCGTCATCGAGCCCGGTCGGAAACGCCACATAGCCGCGCTCGAGGGGATCGAGTTTGGCGACGTTGCGATAGAGTGCCATTTTCAGTACCGAGGCGTTGAAGGTGTAGAACCGCTTCGAATATCGCAGCAGCTTGCCGGTCTTGACGTTGCGTTCCTTCTTCACCCGCTGGGTCAGCGGTGCATTGTCACTGTTGCCACCGCGCACCATGACGAGTTTGCTCGCCGGATGCCGCTTGGCCCAGTCCCAGACATCCTCGGTATAGGCGTTGCCGTCGATGCCGACCTTATCGAGACCGATCCGCCGCCCGTAGCTGTTCGGCCAGGTCTGTCCGAGCAGCGCGTCGAGCCGGTCGCGGCAGGTCTGGTCCGAGATGTGACCGGGGATCACCCCATAGTCGACGACAAAGCGCCGAAAGTTCCGGCCAAAGGCGACGAGCTGCCACTCGACGCGATCGTCCTGGCAGTCGATCCCCATCGTCAGGATGATCCCGCCGGCGGGTATCCGACCGCGCGGATAGTCCGAATTGGCCCCGCGATCGCGCAGCGTCTCCCAGGGCGGCGCCTCGCCCAGCGTCACATAGGCCTTGCCCACCGTGTCGTTCAGGAAGGTCTGCTCGGAGGCAGGATCTCCCTTGGCGCTGAGCCACTCGCGAGCAATACGCTCCCAGCTCTGCAACGGGCTGTAGGCAGACCAGATATAGAACGATCGATGGAACCGCTTCTGGACCGGGTTACGCGCCCGCCACTCGATCTGGTCGACCATCGCTTGGCGATGATATTCCCGGATCTCGGTCCCGCATTCAATGCAGGTGAAATGGGCATCCTCTGGCTTTGCCTCGTCGAGGTTCGCCAGCATGTTTTCCCATTCGAGTACTTGGCGGTGCTCGCAATGCGGGCACGGCACATAAGGGTATTCCTGGCTTCCCGCCTCGAAATTCGCCGTAATCCGGCAGCCTGGCATAACGAGCGGCGTCGAGATCTTGAAGATCTTCGCCTCTTCCACGCCGCGCGAACGACTGTCGGCCTGCGTTTCCGGGTCACCGCCCGAATTGTTCTCCCATTTCGACAGGTCATCCTGGACCTGCCGCTTCATCGTCACCTGGCTCAGAGACGCCGCCGAATTGGCGCCCGAGATCTGGATGGCACCGCGCCCGTCGGCCCGCTCCTTGTACAGCAGGCTGTCGAGACCATCCCGGCTCTTCTTCGGAAAGAGAGCGGTCAGCGATGTCGTGTTGCGCAGCATCGGCGCAAGCTTCATCTTGCTCCAGCGCTCGGCATTGTTTTCCGTCGGGTGGACATACAGGAACCACGAAGGGTCCATGTCCATCGATCCGCCGGTATAGATGTTGGCGATGACCGTGCCGCCGATCTGCGCCGACTTGGCCAGCGTTACGATGCGGCAGAGATCGTCAGGCGAAAGCGCCCGCAGCACCTCGTCGAAGTAGCGAAACAGGCTCCGATTGTACGGTCCCGGATAATCGGGGCTTTCCAGTTCGGAGAACACGATGTTGTTTTCGGCCCATGCGAGATAGTCGACATTGGCCGCGGGCTTCAGGACATCGTGCAGAATCTCGTAGGCGATGCGCTCGGCATTGGCCGTCTCAACGACGATCTGGTTCATGCGAGATCCGTGGCCTCGAGATCCTCGGCCTCGACGACAGCCGACGCATAGGCCGGCAGCTCGATTGCCTTCTTCCGCATCTGCTCGGCCGCCTTCTCGCGCAGCTTACGGAACTCGCGCCGCATCAGGTGCTTCACGTCACGCTGCGGCAACTGGAAGGCCGCGGCGACGGCCGATGCCATGTCATTCAAACCACCGTCAAAGACGTCCATCAGGGCGGCCGCCACGCGGGTCATCTCGGCCCGCGACGCTTCCGTCTCGATCAGCTGGCCCCGGTCGCGCGCATCGTTGATGGCAGCATTCCGGTTTGCGCGACGCGCCTGTTCAAGCTTTTCCTGCTTGATCTGGTAGTCGATGCCCGACGACGTGAGCGTACCAGCAGCGGCACTGGGGATGGTACCACCAGCATCAACAAACCCAGACGGACGCTCGCCGATCGCCGTCCCCTGGGCTGGTGCCGTGATCGGCGCGGAAGGATCAAGCCGCGTATCGATCCCGTTGCCAAGCCTCTGCCCGACATCGAGCGTCAGCCGGAGATCCGACTTCGCCTGCTCGACGATGATCCGCGCATTGCGCCCGACACCCTCGAGCGCCGCCGCCGTAATTTTCCCTTCCGCCAGATACTGGCTGACCCGACCAGGTGAAACGCCGATCAGCGCTGCAAATTCGCCCTTGCTGACAGAGGCTTGCATTGCGACTTTACCAATCCACTTTAGGTCTTTAGCCGTTCTTTAGAAGTTTAGGCTTCGAATTGAGCCTCAGACTACCGAACGTCGGGTGCCCCCGGAGCCCGCAGGTGAACCCGGATTTATACGGTCCCTTACCCAGAGGGGGGGCTATCGGTCCATCCGACGGAGATGTCGATCAATTTCGTGGAGCACGCGCGGAGCCAGATGATCTTCAATGACCTTTGCGAGCACCTGAAGAAACACTTCAGGATTGTTCGTGATGTCGTTTGCCGGGTTAGGCCCATGCAACTCTCTGATCGCCTGCTTGTTCTTGCCCCGCATAATCGTGCCAGGCGCTCTCTTGAAGACGCCTGTGTGCCCGCTCTTCATGGTCGCGATAAATGCCGATCGATACGATCCGCGCGTCCGAACATAGACACCTCGCGCCGTCTGACGTGCGCCAAGCTGATACAGCGGTATCCAACCCGCATAGACCACAGCATCGATCGTATTGCTGCCAGCGTTGAAGGTTGCTGTGGTCCGCGACCTGACGACGCGCTTCTGCACCTTGATGCGCTCGGCGCTTCTATCAACTATCTGAGTGCGAACCATCTCATTGATGCGGCGCATGGCACGGCTGAAAGCCCGAGCGTGGATATGGTCGGGTAAACCAGCAATCGCGCTGGAAAGCACCCTTACGTCTTCCGCGTCAAAAACAATATCGGCCGTCACCGCGCCCTCATCAGGATGCCGCCATTACAGCGGCGGGGTTCATAGCAGCCTCCATCGGCTCTGCATGATCGCCAGAAATGGCAAACCCGCCTGGCTTTCGCCGAGCGGGTTTTTCGAACCTTTTTCACTGTCCTGAAGATAGTCAAGCGACCGCCGCATGTGAAGAGGTCAAAACAACACCATCAATCAAACGTTTTCAACAGCTTGCGAGGGCGGCACATAAATTTTTATACGTGCCCAGGGCTGACGATCAGGGACGAAGGGCATGATTCGGTGACCAGAGACCTCGCCAGAGAGCCGTTCTGCGAGAAAAGCGAGGGCATCCTGCCACAGCTGCCAGTCCAGCCGGGAAAGGATGTCGCCGCGCATCATCTGCGAAAGCTCATACTTGCGATAAGCACCCTTGCGCGGGCGATGCTTGACCGGGTCATAGCCATTGGCCTCGTACTGATAGGCGCGGCCGAGAGCATCTGTCGCCGTGCGCTTCACGAACCATTGCGGCTCACCGCGCATCTCGACCATGCGCACCTTCGGCTGATCGCAGCGCCAGTCCGGCCCACGGCCCAGAATGGCAGCGCCGGTCACGAGCGTCACCAGGTGGCGACCGCCGAGCCTGTCACCCTTCAGCCGCACTTCGGCCACCACGCGGGCCACTTCGGCGGCGATCAGCCCATGCGCATCGTCCAGCTCCGGAAACGGCATCCATCCATCAGGGATCTCGAAGCCGATAGCATCCAGCGCTTTGACGGCGCGACCGACGGCCAGCGCGTCCGGATGCGGCTCGCCATCCTCGATAAAGCCGGGGATCACGCCGAAGATGTTCGGGCTGCGATCGATGAGCGTGCCAAGGACGGCCATGTCCCGCGTCAGGCTCCAGCTGGATATGGAAACTGCCGTCAGGCCATCGCCGCCAGAACCCACCTTGCAAAGCTCCTGGCAGAAGGCCCAGGCCAGAAGCGCCTCAATCGTCGTCGTTTTCATGCTCATCACCCTTTGCGTCCCAAAATTTCGACTTTCCGTCCCAAAACAAGATTTATCGACCCGAACCAGAAACACCCTTTCGTTGAATTCATTGGACAATCAGAAACGGAAGGGACGCTAGGGACGGTAGGGAAGGTAAATTCGACCTACACACATACGCGCGACCCTTTTGCTGTTCATTCCTCCGTTGTGATGGAGCACCCAAACCCCTCGGAGATATGCACGCGTAGTGCGAACCCGAAGATTTGCGTCCCTAGCGTCCCTAGCGTCGCAAGCTGTTGAAACTCCAAACCTTTCGATTGGGTCGATAACCGGATTGCCCCACCGCCACCGTCCCTAGCGTCCCTTTTTGCGCCCCAAACCCTCCGAAGGGAGGCGTGGGGACGGCAGGGCGATGCGCTCAGGACAAGGCGACCCACCTGCCCAAAGGGTCCGGGAAAGCGCGAGGACATCATACGGGGAAGCCTCCGTCGTCCGTGGCGTAAGGCGGCCAGTCAGGCGGCGGCGGGTCACCCTCGCCCTGCCCGATGCCCTGAATTCGCAGATAGGCCGGCTTCACCGTGATGCCGTAATAGATCGTCGTTCCGCTCTTGCCCTTGCGGAACTGGTGCATGAGATTGTCCGGCCCCCTCCAGCTCTTGCGGGTCTGATCGGGCAGGCGTTTGGAGAAGGTCGGCTGCTTGAACTCGGACAGCCCCTCGCGCTTGGCGAAATTGCTGTAGCCGATGAAGAGATCCTCGGGGCTCGACCTGTCCTCGTCCTTGCCCGTCACAATGCAGCCATTGCGGATGAAGGCGCCGATCGGGTCGCTTTCCTCGCGATACTCCTGCGTGGCAGCCCGCACGCCCTCCGGGACCCTCAAGCCCCCATCGAGGTAGTCGAGCGCGCCCTTGACCATCCAGGCGAGGATGCCCTCGCGCTCGGTGAGCAGTTTTCGTTTTAGGTCGCGATCAACCTCATCCTCGGCAATCTGGATCTCCCACGGCACCAGGTGCACGCGGCGCCAGATCCCGTCCGAATCGTCACGGATGATCGGCTTGTGGTTGCCCGAAAGAATGATCTTGAACTGCGGGATCAGCTCGAAGAAATCCTGATGCAGGCGACGCACGGCAACCGGCTCACCGCCCGTGAGGGTCTTGATCAGGGCGTCCTTCAGATGGGTGCCCATTTCCGGCTCTGAGGCCGCCACAAGGCGCGCACCGGGCAGACGCGCAAGGTCAGGCGTCGCCTCGGCCCCACCGCGACGGCTCTCGCCTGCAAAGCTGTCGATCGACATGGCAATGGCATAGTCACCGAGGATCTCGATCAGCACGTCGACAAACGTCGATTTGCCGTTTCGCCCGGCGCCATAGAAGAAGACGAGGCACTGCTCGACGGTCAGGCCGAGAAGCGCATAGCCGGCATAGCGCTGCAGGAAGGCGCGCAGGTCGACATTCGGCATCACCTTCTGCAGGAAGCGCATGAACATCGGCGCCGAGGCAGAGGAATTGAACTTGACCGGTGCAAGCTTCGAGATCAGGTCACGCGGGCGATGTGGGTCAAGCCTGACCCGCCATGTGCGATTGCCGTCGGTCTCCTGCTCGAAGAAGCGCAGTGTGCCGGACTGGCAGTTGAAGGCATAGAGATCCCGGTTGAGGTCATTGACCTCGCAGGACACATAGGGGGCGACCTCGGTCAGCATATTGTTGATGGCGCTGGTCGAGGCGCTGCGCTTCGCCCAGGCATGGCGCGACGACATACGACCGGACCGGTCCTTCTCCACCTTGGCCATGCGGTCGATCGCGGTCTGGAGCTTTTCGAACTCGACGAGCTTTTCGGCACCCCAGTCCTTGTCCTTCTTGCCCAGCGCCTTCTGCTCGTCCGCCGCGATGCGTCCGGCCTCGATCGCCGCCCGTTCCTCGTCAGAGCAATCGAGCTTGATCGCCTCTTCGTCGATCCATTCGGCCGCCTTGTGGGCCAGCTGCCGCACGACAGCACCAGACGCGTCTTCTAGCCAGCGCCCGCCGATATAGCCGTGGAAACCGACATGCGTCACATGGCGCACCTGGTCGCCATAGCGAGCCAGAAACCGACGCGCATTGCCGATGTCGGTCTCGGGCTCGACAGAGCATTCATCGGTCAGCTCTTCGGCGCTCAACTCAAGGGCCGGTTCTTCCGCTTCCGGCTCGGATACAGTCACAGGGTCCGGGTTTGCCGCATAGATGCCACGATGGGCAACCGCCTGGGCCATCATGTCGGCAACGAGATCCGGTATCGAATTCTTCTTGTCTGTCACGCCTGTTCGTCCCCGTTCATCGCAAGCGCCATGGCATCGGCGAAATCCATGCCATCAGGCGGCCAGACGACCTCGACCCTGCGGCTCCCTCCCATGGAGTGCCGTGCTGCGGCACGCGCCATGGCCGAAGCAGTTGCAACGATTTCGCTGTCGCCATCGGCGATCAGCACAACCTCGGTCACATGCTCGGGGATCACCATCGCCTCGCCCGCACTGTCAGGCTTGGGCACCGGCCCCTTGACGCGGACGGGCTTCACGCGGTCGCGCCTGTCGGTGACGGTCAGTGTGGGATGGTTGAAGTCGCTGTCCTTGTCGGCTGGCCCGGCCATGTTGCCGATATCGCCCGCCGCGAAGTAGAAGGTGTCGTCGCGAAACCCTTCGGGTCCGGCTATTGCAAGCGTCGTCTCGATCCCCTCGCCGCCCAGCCAACGAGACGCTGCGGGATCGCCTGCAACGGGGATCACGCCGCCCTTCTTGTGGCCGCGCATCTTCTTCGAGGAGATCCGTTCGAAATATCCGGCAGTGACCCAGTCCTCGCGCGGAGGTTTGTGCGCACCACCATCCTCGAGCTCGGAAAAACCGGCCTCGCGTCCCACCTTGGTCAGGCCCCAAAGCACCGGCCGACGCTTCGGCCTCACCGAGAGGTCGAGCCAGATCGTCTGGCTGCCAGTGATCTGGCGCGCACCGACATCGACGATCGGCACAACCAGCGCCGGACCGGAATAGAGCGCAAGGGCCCTGCCCGCCTCGTCCTGGCCGTGCCAGTAGGTGGCGCGGGGTGCATAGCGGATATGGTCGAAGATCGTGCCGGCCGGGTCAAAGCCGGTGCGCGCCTTGACGTAGGACGAGATCAGCCGCGCGCCATCGGTCGCCTCAGGCGTTGCCATCCGGCAATCAACGGCATTCAGCCAAAGGCCCCGCGCTTGGCTGATCTCGCGCTGGCGGTGTGCATTGTCGTTTCTCTCTCTGTCTTCCCGATTCTGTGAGGCCTTCGCTTCGGCCGCGGCAATCCGGGCGAGCCTTGCGGCGCGATCTTCCTCGCTCTCACGCTCCCCCCCTTCCGGGATCGCTTCGCGCAGCAGCATCGAGCAGGCTTTGAGAAATCCAAAACCGTGGCTCGGCAGGTCGTGACAATGAATGACGAGCGATATCGCGTCGCGCCCGCCACCACACTGGCGGCAGTTCCAGACACCCTTGGCACGGTTGATCGAAAACCGGTCCTTGCCGTCGCGGCACTTCGGACACGGCCCCTGATACTCTAGACCGGCGGGCACCCTTATTCCAACGAGATCGATCGCCGTGTCGAAATCAACATTGCGGGCACGCTCGATGAATTCCTTTATGGCGGGGTTATCCCTGCTCATTCCGCCGCCTCCCGGACCTCGACGAGATCCCCGCAGTTCGCCGCCACGAGCGCGGCATAAGGGAACGGCGACACGCTGTTGCCGCAGCAGCTGACCTGCACATCCTTCGGAAACTCGACGAAACGGCGAGCCTCGCCCTCGCCTTCCCAGACGCCATCGATGACGTAGTTTGGCGGGAAACCTTGCGCGTTGAACAGTTCGCGGGGCGACAGCATGCGCATGCCGATGTCGACGATCACGAAAGTCTGGCCAGCGATATGGAGCGTCACGAACTCGCGCTCATCCCAGAAGCCGTGCGCCCGCATGAAGTCCGCCACCTCGCGCGCCCGCGCCTCCTGCTCTGGCCGGAAAGGCGGCACCTCGATCGAGGTCTCGACATGGCCGAAGCGGTCATTGACCGTGATCGTGTGGCATGGCTCGTCATGACGGGCTCCATCGCCGGTCCCGTAATACTTGGAGAAGAACGGTGCAACGAGCTGCGACTTGTTCACATCTGCTGTGACAGTGCCCAGCGGCTCGTCAATCGCGTGCCCGGTGCTGTTGCCGAACTGGCGCGCGATGAAGGCTGTGACGGGCGATTGCTGCGCACCCGTCGCCGTCACGGTCGACAAGGGCTCGTCCGCGCCACGGCCAGGATTGACGCCTCCGATCCGGCGGCTGTCATTGTTTTGTTGAGCAACGAAGGCGGTAGCCACGCAACCGTCAGCCTTGGTGGTCAGTGTGGCCACCGGCTCATCCCCGCCCCGCGGTCTGCTCTGCCCTGCGCGACCGCCACAGCCGACGATGGTCGGCACGACGACAGCATGTTTCACGCCACCGGCGACGACGGTGCCCAACGGCTGCTCGATATCGAGCGCCCGCGGCGCTTGGCCTTCCCGTTCGCCATATCCCGTCTGGATCAGCGTCGGCACGATCACGGCGTTCTGGTCCTTGCCGCTTGCAGTGATCGTATGATGCGGCTCTTCGACCGAGCGCACCCCTCCGCCTTGCTGCGCGTAGGTGATGACAGGCGTGACAACGGTCATGCCTGCCCCGCCTGCAGTGATCGTGTGCAGCGGCTCATCAGCACCGTTGAATGGCTTCTGAGCGTTGCGCATCGTCATGCAGTGAGGGACAATCACCGCCTTCTCGCCCCGGTGCGCCCCAGTGATCGTCCGCATGGGCTCCGCAAGATCTTCCTCGCGTCCGCCATGGGTGATGTTGACCAGAAACGGCCGCTCCGCATCGAGCACATAACGCTTCATGCCGCGCGCCACCCGCGCCATGGTATTGTCGGCCAGCGGCCGCACGGCCCGCAGATGGTGCTTCTCCCAGATCTCCGCCTTGGTATCGAAGATCGACGGACAAGGCAGCGACCAGTCAATGATCTCGGCGGCACAGCGCCAGGGCAGTTTGCGGCCCGCGATGACATCCTCGCTCCGCGGATCGCCATGCGTCAGCTCAGGCCAGACGATCGGCTTGCCGTCGAACCGGATCACCACAAACAGCCGCTTGCGGATCGTCGGCGCGCCATAGTCGCAGGCACGCAGTTCGCGCCATTCGATCTTGCCGCCCAGCTTGCGGATTGCCTTGCACCAGGCCTCGAAGGTCTGCCCGCGCCGGTCGGGGCAAGGCATCAGGCCCCGCTCGGTTTGCACCAGCGGTCCCCAGTCCTTCCATTCCTCGACGTTTTCCATGGTGACGACGTCGACCTTGCCGCCGCTCTTCTGGATGCGCTCGATCCAGCCGGGAATGATCCAGGCAAGGTCGCGGATATTGCGCTCGACAGGCTTGCCGCCCTTCGCCTTGGAGAAGTGCTTGCAGTCAGGCGAGAAGTGCATAAGACCGATATGGCGACCGCGCATGTGGTCCAACGGGTCGACGTGATACACGTTTTCCGACAGGTGAAGCGTCTCGGGATGGTTCGCCGCATGCAGCGCCAGCGCTGCCGGATTGTGGTTGATCGCGATATCGGGCGAGCGGCCCAGCGCCATCTCGATCCCGGTCGAGGCCCCGCCACCACCGGCAAAGCTGTCGACGATCATCGGCCGCCCCTTCCAGAGCGTTGGCATGGCAACCGGCGAGGCCGTGTCGAAAAGCGTGCGCATGTTCATGCCGTCACCTCGTCAAGAACGGATTGCACATCATCAGGCGTCGCACATCGCAACTGCCCCTTTTCGCCGTAGACCTTCAGCGCGGCGGCGAACTCTCCCCTCTGCTCGCCGTCCATCTGGTCGGAACCGACGACGTGATAGAGCGTGCCCGCGCGCCAGCCGCGCAATTGGCCGGGCTTGGTGACGATGCGCACACTGCCGCGCACCAATGCTGCGGAAAGCCCCATGCGTCGGGCCCAGTCGCGCACGAAACCCGGATAAGGTCCGACGATGAGCAGAATCCTTGACGGCGCGTCACGCATCGTCGTTCTCCCCCTCGGGCATGGCGGACAGCGTGTCGCAAAGCGCCTCGCCCTCGCGTGTGATGCGGTATTGCGCCGGTTGGTTCTTGCCGGCCGACGGGGCGGTGAGCACGATCAGCCCGCGGCCAACGAGAAGGCTCAGGGCGTCGCGCACGCTGCTGGTCGACTTGCCGATGTCGTAGCCGATCGAGAAGACGGAGGCCGCGAGCGTGCCGGCCTGGTCGCGCATCATCAGGAGGATCAGCCGCGCCGAATCGGACAGCCCGAACGACTTCTTGCCGCGCGTCGCAGACGCCTCCCGCTCGCCCGTCTTCAGGATGATCCGGTGAGACTGCGCGCTGATCGTCTTCAACTCGCAAGCCGTGGCGCCCGTCGCATCACACATCGCGCCAGCGGGCATGCCCCTTTCGGCCATCAGTCGCAGGGCCTCGGTCTTCAGGTGCGGCGCCATGGCGGCAAAGACGCTCTCGCTGATGGCGCAAGGGCCGAACAGGGTGATTTCGCTCATGACCACATCGTCCTCGGCGGGGTTTGGGGAATGGCGGCGGCCATCGGCACCGTGAAGGGCTGGCGGTCGGCCACGACTTCATCGGTGGAGCCAGCGCGGGCGAGCAGGTCCAGCTCCCGCGCTTCGCGCTCGGCAAGCCAGGCGTCGATACGAGCAGCATGGATGCCCCAGTCGTCATTGAAGCGGCGCTTGTGCCGTTCGTTGAACCAGCGGATGTCGAGAAGCGGCTCGACGTCGAACCAGATCGCCATGACGGAGGCACCGTCGGGGATCGTCGCAAAATCGTCTGCCTTCTCGACGAAGCGGCACCAGGGCGCCTCGAGCGCGGCGGTCCGCAGACGGAAGCCGAAGATCGCAAGGCTCGCGCGCTCGGCGGAATCGGTGACGACGGTGAGACGGATCAGGTCAGAGCGCATAGTCGCCCTCCCGTTCCAACTCCTGCCGGCAGCGCGGGATCCAGACCAGCTCCGAGGCGGTGTTGATCTTCCGGCCATTCAGCCAGGCGAACCACATGTAGGAGGTCGCGGTGCTCGGCTTGCGCATCACGGTCTCGCCGGACTTCCTGTCCTCGACCGGCACGGCGATGTTCGGGTCAACGATCTTGCCCTTGTGCATCACCACCCGTTCCGAAAACTGGGCAACGACGGTCGGCGCAAAGCGCGAGAAGATGCGGGTGTGGCGGCCATCGCCTTCGAGGAAGGCCGTGCGCATCAGGAAGGCGAACCCTTCGACGTTGAGGTCGAAGGCCCGCTCGATGAACTGGTCGGCGAGACGGAAGGGCGGGTTGGTAATCACCCAGTCGACGTCACCAAGACCCTGCTCGGACCCCGGCCAGAGGAAGTCGGCCGTCTTCTGGTGGCCGGCATAGCCATAGTCATGGATGTCGGTCGCCTTGACGTCGGCGAAATACTCGCCGAGCGGCCTTGCCATGAAGCCGCGATTGCAGGCCGGGTCCCACGCGGTCGATCGCGCCAGCATCTTGCCCCGGCTGATCATGCGCGGCATCAGCACATGTTCGATGAACCCTCGTGTTGCCCATGGCGGCGTCGGGAAGTCATCGAGGCTGTCATGCGCTTCCTTGCGCTGCGCCATCACGGCAGAAGAACGGTTCTGGCCCATCACTTAGCCCCCGTCATCAGCACGCGATAGGCGCCCGGCTTGGCGCGGACGCCCCGCAGAACCTGCTCGATCAGTCCGTGCCGGGTCAGCGTCTGCAGAGCCGAGTTTGCCGTCGCGAGCGGCATATCAAGGGCTTTTGCCATGTCCGCATGGGCTACGGTGACGACCGACCCGACCTGGCCTTGCTGGCAAAGCCAGTCAAAAACGGTCTGGTAACGCCCCCGCAAGGGCAAACGCAGGCGCGGGCCTGCCTCGCCGACACTCAGTCGCTCGGCAGCCGAAGCAATGCCGCGCGGCTCGTCACCGTCAAGGATGCTGTCAACCAACTCTGATTGAAAGACGGTCAGCAGAATGGCCGTGCAGAGATCCGACCGCGAGCAGCCAAAGCGCTTGACGTGTTTGGCAAGCCCCGGCACCACCACCCCATGGTGGACCTGAAGCGTCTCCAGCCTGCGGTTCGGTGCGCCAAGAATCACAGGCGCCCCCTCAGACGAACAGGCGCGATGGTCGGCGCGCGCGAAGGACCCGGCAAACTGTCGAGGTAGCGGCGCTCCATGCGTTCCAGCCGGCGCCAGTCGCGTCGTTTTTTATGACGAGCTGACAGGCAAGATCCGTGGGATGGCCGCGACCGACGATCACAAGGCCGAACGTGTCGACATCGAAGAGTGCCACGTCGTCCGGACGGCTTGCGCCGCAGGCGACAGCGGCAGTGGCTGCGGCCAGCGTCTCGATGGGCAGATGCGCGTTCATGCACCCTCTCCCGAAACCACGGACAGCGATGCCTTGACGCCGCCGCGAGCTTTGACGCCGGCCAGAGCCGCACGCAGGTCCTGCGTCGCGTTCTGCATCGACGAAAGTGCACGGTCGACCGCCTGAGCCTCCACTGGAGTCACCTGCCCGTCGGCCATGGCCGAGGCCAGCGCGTTGACCACCGACGCGCTCTGCTGCATCAGCGCCGCATACCCCGTCATGACGTCGCGCTCGACCTGGCGCTCCTCGTCCGGGTCCGTCAGCCGCCGGCCCTGCTCGGATGCCATCACCTGCGTGACCACCGGCTGGCCGCATTCCTTTTCAAGAACGACGATCACATGCAGCGGCATCAGCTCCGGGTCGGTCGCGTTGACGAAGCGGCCCATCTGCGTCTTAGAGATATTGGCGACGACCGCTGCGCGCTCGATGGTGCCGCAAAGCTTCACCAGGTCGCGCTGGGCTGCCTTCACGCTGTAGAACCAATTTTCCGAAACACTCATCTGGTCACCTCAGGACAAAGAGTTTCCCGCGCCGGGAAATCCCGGCGTCGTTTCCCGTCGTGGGAAATGGTTTGGGTACGTAGGGTCAGCTCATCGCCGAAACGGCGATCACGAAACCGGAGTCAGGGCGGCCCGCAGCATGGACACGAAGATCGAAACACACTCATTCAGCCGCCTCCCGGCAGAGGTCCGCTACAGGACGCGATACACCTTCGGGCCAGGCAAGATCCGCCGGCCAGTTGTCAGAGAACCACAGCATTGCACGCTCGAAAATGGAGGTAGTCAGGTCGCCTCCTCCGGCAATGTCGTCAAGCTTCGAGCCCCGGTTCAGGACCAGTTTCGAGACGCGCTTGCGCCCCACGCCGCGATGCCGCGCATAGGTGTCAGCCGTCAGAAGGATCTGATCTCGCATCTTCATATCGGGATTTATGCGGTCATTTGTCCGCATAGTCAAGAGACAATTGTCCTCATTTCCATCAGGACATTCCGCGAGGATAATTGACCCCATGGTTCAGAAAGCGAAAAACGGGCTGCACGATCGCATCAGGCAGCGAATTGACGAGCTCGGCCTGTCCGAGGAAGCCGCGTCCCTGCTTGTCGGTACGGATCGCAGCTACTTCCGGAAGCTGTTCGAACGCCCCAACTCTCACCCGCGCATCGACACGCTGCAGCGCATTGCAGCAGCGCTGAGCGCAGACGTAGCGTGGCTGACGACGGGAGCATCTCCACTGACGGCAGGAGACACGGAGAACTTGCTGGGCCCATGGCTTTCAGCTTACAGTCGCGGGGCGGCTGTCGATGGCCAGCCGGCCGACACACCTCCACTGCTCCCCGCGCGTGCTGAGATGCCGCTCGACGTGCCGGTGATGGGGACAGCGGCTGGGTCTCACCTGAGAGGCGCATTTCAGTTCGAGGGAGGCATTGTGGATTATGTGCGGCGTCCTCCGGCCTTGGTCGGAGCAAAGGAAATCTACGGTCTATACGTCGAGGGCTCATCCATGGAGCCGCAATATTTTCCGGGCGACCTCATCTATGTCCATCCGCACCGACCACCTCGCACCGGCGACATCGTCGTGGTTCAGTGCAGGAACGGGGAGCACGCCCAGGGTGAAGCGACATTGGGAATTTATCGCCGGAAGACGGAGAAAGCCTTTGTCATTGGCAAGCGCAATCCGCCGGCTGAAATTGAAATAGCACGCGAACACGTGACCTCGGTCCACCGGGTCCTGACGGTCAACGAACTTTTCGGCGTCTGACATCACCCACTGACACCATACACCATGCCGCCCGGCCCCGCGCCTGGCGGCATTTCTGATTCTGGCGCATGCGCAACGGCTTAAGCCCGCACGCGGGACGACATGAGGTCATTTGTCCTCCATCTACTTGACATGAGGTCATTTGTCCGCATACTTGACCGCATTCGGCGCCCTCCTCCTCCCGGCGTCGGATGCCGTGAGCCCGTCGCTGCAACGATCCTCTTCCAACCGGGACAGCAGCGACGGGAGCCGGCCTTCAACGCGAGGCACGAGGCCAACATGTCCCCTGTTTTTGCATCATCGAAACTGCAGCAATCCCGGCACATTTGCGCCGCCGGGGCCATAGAGCGCCTTCCCGGCCGCGCAGGCGGCCTCGGGCGCAAGCCCCTTGAAGGCTTTGGCCTGGTCGGCAACCTGGAACAGGAGCTCGTGCTCGTCGCGTTCGAAGTCTACCCCGTTGGCGACAGCCACGGTCAGCATTGCGCCCCGGACGACGTCGGCAGTTGGGCAGAGCCTGGTGACGGCCAGCGCCTGGGCAATGTGGGACAGCGCATTCTCCCGCTCACCGGCAATCGCTGTGCCGTTGGTGAGCGCCAGCAGTGTGGCGCAGAGCCTGAACAACCTGCCCATCGGCAGACCTCCTCTTTCGACCTTGACGGGCATCATGCCGCCGTTGCACGCGTGGCGCAAGCCTGCTACCAGTCGCGCCCCTACGACTGGTCGCTCGACGAGCCCGGCGCTGCTTATCACATCGGCTCATCGACGGCTTCCCCCCCGCCGGATCTCGACCCCCATCTGCAGCGGCTCGACATTCGCCTCGGAGCCAGCCGCGAGACGCGGCTTGCCTATGCCCGTTCGATGATGATTGGCTATGCCGCCATTGCCCTTCTGGCCGTCCTGAGCGCCAGCGCCTTTTACGCCGCCGTCGTCCGCCTGCCTGCGGTCCAGCAGGCCTCGATCGATGCCGAGGGGGTGTGATCCATGCTGAATACTCATGATTTTGCCCGGCTGGTCATCTGGCTTGTGCTCATTGTCTGCGGCGCCGCACTCTTTGGCGTCCTGTCCCTTGTCCTGGCGCTGATGCCGATCGACACAGGCGAGGACGTGGCCGACTATGCCATCGCAGGCATCCTGAGAGGTGCTGCATGAAGCCGCTGGCCACGTCCGTCTTTGCCTTTCGCGCCAATGGCACGGGCCTAGATCTTGCGCGCCCGGTCGTCGACGAGGTGAACTTTCGCGTCATGGCCGGGCAGCTGTCGCGCATCCCGCGCTTCAATGGGCTTCCCTTCGCCGGCACATATTCCTTTGCGCAGCATGCGGTGCATGGCGCTGACGCCCTCCTGCGCGAAGGCGCGCCCGAGATGATCGCGGCTCTCTTCCTGCTGCGCACGGCCAATGTCGCTTTCCTGGGCGATCTGTCTCAGCCAAGCATCGAGCTCGTCGAGGTAACGCTCGGCTCCCGCTACGGCATCGAGGAGGCCACGCGCTTCCTCGAAACCATTGCCGACATGCGCGCAGGCTGGGACGAGGCTGTCTACGAGGCGGCAGGCCTGCCCGCGCCCACGGCGTGGAAGCGGTCGTGGAGCGCCGTCATCAACGGCATGGGCGATCGCCTCACCGCCACCGAGGCGCGCGAGCTGCTGGGCGAAGAGGCGGCGAAATGGCCGGGGTTCCGTCGCGGTCTCACCCGCCCGCCGATCGCCGGCACCATCAAGCCATGGATGCCCGCCAAGGCCGAGTTCGCCTGGCTCGAATTGCTGGAACGGCTGATCGGCCGCGAACGCGTCGCCTCGTCCGGCGTGATGGAGCGCGACTACAGCGCCTTCGCCCCGGCCAACCGGCCAGGTCCTGCAGCAAAGGAGAAGACCCGATGACCGAGATCCTGACCTCAGGCCCTATCAAGACTTTCGCCAACGGAAGAAACCTGCGTCAGACGCTGGCGGGCGACACTGTCACCGACGGTGTTGCCAAGGACGGCAGCCCGCGCACGCTGGCCTATGGTGCTGGTGCCGTCGTGCTTGCGGGCCCGACGGGTGAGCTTCTGGCCGGCCCGCTTGATCTTGATGGCGCGGAGGCTTTGGCCGTCGCCGTCATCGAAGGCGATGCGCGTGTGCTGACCAGCCCCGGCATCGAACTGCGCCTAGCCAGCGCCCTGCTGGCTCTGATCGGCAATCTGACGCCGCGCGCCACCGCCGAGGAGGCGCGCCATGTCCAGGCCTGATCGCACGCCCGAAGCGGACGCTCCGCTCATAACCTTCCGCGTCCATTTCGAGGACGGCGAGATCCTGAGCGTTCGCGCGAGCGACCCCAACGACGCCCGCGAGCAGGCCAAGGCTCGTCACGCCGGCATCATCGACAAGGTGAAGCGCGACAGGAGCGGTGACCATGGCTGAAATCACGCTCTGGCTGCCGGAGCCTGATCCGGTCACGCACCAGGCGCTCGGCAAGGCCGCCGAAGAATGCGGAGAGGCATCCCAGATCCTGGCGCGCTGCCTGATCCAAGGCCTCGCAGCCCGAGATCCGAAAACCGGCCAGCCGAATATCGGACGCCTCGCCGAGGAACTGGCGGACATCGACGCCGCGATCTCGTGGCTGTTCGAGCTGCTCGATCTCGACGTCGAAACCCACAACGCCCGCATGGATCGCAAGATGACCGGCTTCCGCGAATGGCAAGCCATGATTCAGCGCGCCACCTCACCCCAACGAGAGGAAGCCTGATGTCCGGCTATCTGAACCAGGTGCAGCTGATCGGCAATCTCGGCGCCGATCCCGAGATCCGGCGCAAGCAGGACGGCAGCCCGATCGCGAACCTGCGCATCGCCACGTCTGAAAGCTGGCGCGACAGGAACACAGGCGAGAAGAAGGAGCGCACCGAATGGCACTCCGTCGTCATCTTCACCGAGGGCCTCGCCAAGGTCGCCGAGCAGTACCTCAAGAAGGGAATGTCCGTCTTCATCCAAGGCCAGCTCGCCACGCGCAAGTGGCAGGATCAGAGCGGCAACGACCGCTGGTCGACCGAAATCATCCTGCAGGGCTTCAACTGCCAGCTCGTGATGCTCGGCTCGCCCTCCGGCAATCGTCCGCCTGCGGCCGGCAGTCCTGACGACTACGGCCAGGAACGCACCCGCGAGACCGGCCAGTCCACCCAGCGCGGCCAGTCCACCGGCAGCTTCTCCCGCGACCTCGACGACGACATCCCCTTTTAGCGAGGAGGTGGTGCGGCGGGCACCCATACAGGCCGGTAGGCCGTCGCGGGACATCCCGCGCCCCGTCTGGAGCCAAGCGTGAAGACCAAAGAAAGGAGCCACACCATGAAATTCATCCGTGATGCCGACACCCTGATCGGCGTTCTCGAACAGGGCGAACTGAAGGTCGACTTGAGCGGAGAGATCGCCAAGGTCGTCACCCGCCTGCACGAACTGTCGGAAGACAATCCGAAGAAGAAGTTCTCCGGATCGCTGACCCTGAAAATGAAGCTCTCGGTCGAGAACGGCATGGTCACGATCAGCAACGATATCGCATCGACCCTGCCCAAGGTCCCGCGTCGCCTGGACGTCTTCTGGACCACCGAGGAAGGCGCGCTCTCCACCGAACATCCCGCACAGACCGACATGTTCGGCGGTCCGCGCGTGATCGAAGGCCGTCAGCAGTAACCACCAGCCCCAAGAGGAAAGCAGCATGACCACCACCACAGAAGTCACAGGCGAACTGATCGCCGCCTCGGGCCCGCTCGACATCGAGGCGATCCGCCGCATGGCCGACGACGCCGGCACCAGCGTCGAACCCGCGACGATCAAGGCGCTGGGTATCGACGGCACCTTCCCCATTCTGATCGACCGGAAGTCAGGCCAGGCGAAAAGCCTCAAGCCCCTGTTCGAAGAATATCGCGACCGGCCCGCCCGCAAGAGCGGCATCGCCAAGGTCTTCACGCTCGACAGCTTCATCGCGCTGACCAACCGCCACAAGACGGTCGAGAGCGTCATCTTCGCGGATACCAACTGGCGTCAGCCGTCTTTGACGACCGTCGTCGACTATCACACCAAGGATCCGGCAGGCCCTCCCGACAATGGCAAGCACCGCGTCCACTACGAATTCCCCCTGTCCGATGAGTGGGATGCCTGGATCAAGCTCGACGGCCAGCAGATGGACCAGAAGGCCTTTGCCGAGTGGATCGAGGAACACCTTCCGGAACTGGCAGCACCGACCGCCGACGAGGTCGACGAACTGGAGAAGACCTTCAACATGACGGTCGCCAGCCCGAACAAGATGGTCATGCTGTCGCGCGGCCTGCAGGTGAATGTTGAAAGCCGCGTCAAGAACTCGACCACGCTTCAGTCCGGCGAAGGCGAGCTGCTCTTCGAGGAGGAGCATCGTGACGCCGCCGGCAACAAGCTCTCCGTCCCCGGCCTCTTCATCCTCGCCATCCCGCCCTTTTTCATGGGCGAGCCGGTCCGCATGCCCGTTCGCCTGCGCTACCGCGTGAACAGCGGCCAGGTGAAGTGGATGTTCAAGATCTTCCGTCCGGATGTCTACATCACGACCCAGATCGAGGCTGACCTCGCACGCGCCGCCGAAGCGACCGACCTGCCGCACTTCCGTGGCAAGCCGGAAATGTCGGCCTGACGGGAGCGATCGCCATGACCTGCCTCGCTGACAATCCTGCCGTCACCGACCCAAAGAAGTCGCTGAATGTCAGCGAGCGCAGGGCCCTGCTCGCCATCCGTGACTACCGGCGCCAGTACACCACGATGGCCGGCGTCATGCTCGGCCCGGTGAAGGCAGCCGACCTCACGATCACGCGCCTCCGCCGCCTCGGCCTGGTCCGTGGGCAGATCCCCAATCTCAACCTCACCGAGGCCGGCCAGATCGCCGCCGCGCGCCTGAAAGGTCGCTGACATGGAAGTGCTGCCAAAGCTCGCTCTATCGATCCGCCAGCCCTGGGCGCATTGCATCCTGCATTTCGGCAAGCCTGTCGAAAACCGCAGCTGGTCGACGAAGGTGCGCGGGACCGTCTGCATCCATGCGTCCAAGGGCATGACCCTGAACGAATGGCGCGATGGGCTTGAGACATACCGCATGTCGGGTGCGGGCTTCGAGCGCCTTCGCGCCTTCCCTGAACGCAGCGAACTGAAGCTCGGCGGCATCGTGGGGGTGGTCGATATCGTCGACTGCGTCACGCATCACGGGAGCCCGTGGTTTTTCGGTCCCTATGGCTTCGTCCTCGCCAACCCGCGCCCCGTCCCATTCATCGCCGTCAAGGGCGCACTCGGATTCTTCGAGTGGCGCCGACACCTGCAGGAGACCTCTCATGTTCAAGGCCAGTAAAGCCGCCCTGAAATCAGCCCTCGCCCTGTCTGGCGACATCGTCGAGCGTCGCAACACCATTCCGATCCTGTCGAACCTGCTGATCGAGCGCGCCTCGAAGACGGAGCTTGAGGTCCGGATGACCGACATGGACGTCGAGGGTCGCATTCTGTTCGAGGCCGATATCGACCAGAGCTTCCAGCCCTTCACCGTGCCAGCCGGGCTGCTCCGCGAGATCGTCGGCAAGCTGCCGGATGGATGTGAGATTTCGGTGAAGGCGGCGGGGCCGGATCTGAACCAGGTAAAGCTGTCGGCGGGTCGGTCGACCTTTGCGCTGCAGGTCCTACCCGCGAGCGACTTCCCGGACCTCACGGCCGGCGGCTTCGCAGCGAGCTTCCCAGTCCCCGCAGCACACCTCGCCAAGGCCATGGGCGCCGTCGCCTTCGCCATCTCGACCGAGGAGACGCGCTACTACCTGAACGGCATCTTCCTGCATCCGGTCGAGGGCGGCATGATGCTGGTGGCGACCGATGGCCACCGCCTCGCCAAGCGTTTCGTCTCGGCAGACCCCGGCGACCTTCCCGGCATCATCCTGCCCAGGAAGACGGTCGGCATCCTGTTGAAGCTGCTGTCCGACAAGAGCGCCAAGGATGCCGAGGTGCATGTCGAAGCCTCGACACAGAAGGTTCGGTTCAGCCTGCCCGGGGTCACCATCACCTCGAAGCTGATCGACGGTACATTCCCGGATTATCAGCGTGTCGTGCCGCAGAGCCACACCGGCACGGCCGAGCTCGACGGCGCGGTCCTGAAAGCCGCGGTCGACCGCGTCGCGGTTATCTCCAGCGAGCGCGGCCGCGCCGCCCGATTCCGCTTCGAAGATGGGACCCTCACGCTTGAGGTCAACAATCCGGACGCAGGCACGGCCCAGGAGACCTTGGCCTATGACGGCAACGCCGCGATGGAGACAGGCTTCAACGCGAAATACGTGCTCGAAGCAATCGGCTCCCTCCCCGACGGCCCGCTCCTGATGGAAGTCACCGACGCCGGCTCACCCGCCATCCTGCGCGTCGACGGAGATCACAAGGAAAACGTCGTCGTGCTGATGCCGATGCGGGTTTGAAAACGTCATGGCGAAGAGGCTCGCAAGGATGTCTCCGAAGGTCCGAGGCATCCTGAAAACCAAGCTTCGTCGGGCACAGGGCGGAGCCTGCTGCTACTGCGGGCGCCCAATGACGCGGTGGGAAAAGCATCCCGATGAGGGTCCTATTCCTGAAGACGCCGAAACCATCGAGCATCTTCGCCGCAAGGCTGAGGGCGGGACGAACCGCCCAGATAACATTGCGCTTGCTTGCTTTGCCTGCAACCGCGACCGCGGCGAGATCGACTGGTTGACCTGGAAGACCATCAGAAACGGAGAGATTTTCTCATGAAAGAAATCATCGGAGTGTCCCTCAGTCGCTTCCATGACAGCGAGGATCAGTTTGAGTTCCTGATAGCGACCGCAGATGGCCGCGAGGTCGGGTACGAAGTTACCCGCCGTACGGCGCAGGCTATTCACAAAGAGCTTTCTGGAAACCTTGATCTCCGGGCGCCCACCCCACCGCCCTCACCACATTTGGTGCCATTCTCGCAGCCGCGCTGCCAGTGCGAATTTCCCATGATCAAGTACGGCGGAAAGACCGTCGCATGTGATCACTGCGGGCTGCCGCCTGGGCGGACACCAGCGCCCGAGAAACATGAGGCACCGGAAATCGATGGCGGGCGGTTTGAAGAATGGTCGCTGGCAGACTTTGCCGCTCAGTGCCGTATGCAGTCACGCGAACAGCTCGACCCAGAGTTCGCGCGCTTCATGGCGGCGCTCGCTAAGCGCCTCTCCACGCTGACACCACCGCCTCAACCGATTGTGGGGGGCTGGAACGCGCACGAAGAGTTCAAGCGATCTGCCCTCGCAGCCCGGCAGGCATTTGACCATGTAGTCGGGAAGCCGACCAGGCTTGCAACAATCAGTAAGCACGAGGCGCGAAACCTGCAGCACCTCAAGGAGGTTTACGAAGTCGCCCTCGAACAGTCGCCGGAATTCGCTGACACCCTCGCTTGGCTGCCTTGGTGGGACATCGCAAAAGGCGGCCGTCTTGCAGAGTTAACTCAGTCGAGCCCAGCAGCCGAGAAACCTGTGGCACCGCAGTGCTGCATGTGCGGCAAGAAAGGGCTTTCGACGGTAGAAGGCGACGGCGGGACCGAATGCGAGCTTGAGGATGGCCGCTGGGTCTGCAGCGCAGAGTGCTGGGATAGAGCCATCGAGCCGCCGCCCTCTCGACATGAGGCACCGGAAATCGATGGCGGGCGGTTTGAAGAATGGTCGCTGGCAGACTTTGCCGCTCAGTGCCGTATGCAGTCACGCGAACAGCTCGACCCAGAGTTCGCGCGCTTCATGGCGGCGCTCGCTAAGCGCCTCTCCACGCTGACACCACCGCCTCAACCGAATGTGCGGGGGCTGGTCCAAGCCGCTCGTGATGTAATTGCGTCTGCTTTCGACACCTACAAAAAACGGAACGGGCACCTTGCGAGCTTCGAAGACGGTAGCGGCGAGAAGTGCTGGATAGTGCCGTTCGATGCCTTCGAGGAGCTTCGCTCGGCTGTCGATGCCATCGACACCTCGGAGGCCGAGACACCAGCGCCCGAGAAACATGAGGCACCGGAAATCGATGGCGGGCGGTTTGAAGAATGGTCGCTGGCAGACTTTGCCGCTCAGTGCCGTATGCAGTCACGCGAACAGCTCGACCCAGAGTTCGCGCGCTTCATGGCGGCGCTCGCTAAGCGCCTCTCCACGCTGACACCACCGCCTCAACCGAATGTGGTTGGCGACACGCCAGTAGTGCGAGAAGGGAAAATCCGCGTGGATGTCTGGGGGGGGGGGCGAGGCCCACCAAAATCTGGTCGAGAGCGAAGAGTTCTCCAGTGGCCAATGGTCCGAAGCACTGTCCTTGATCGAAAGCAGGGTCGAAACTGGTCTGCTCTGCAATGTACTGCATCTTGATTTTCAGACGACCGGCGAGATCAGCCGTGAACATGCCGCTAATCTGCTGGGGCTTCCAAACCCATCGCCCCAACCGAGGGAGGTGGGGTGAAATGACCGCCGCTCACGTCGACAAGATCGTTGCCACCGAAGCCTGCCCTTGCTGCAAGTCGCCGAGGACTGACCTCGTCTGGCGCCACGGCGTGACCCACTACGCCCGTGCGGACTTCGAATGCGGCGCGAGCTTTCTGACAGCGAACGGACGCATCACCGTCGGCAACGCTTGCCAGGATGCCTCGATCCTGGCGGCCCATCTCTGGAACCTGCAACTGCAAGGGAGGAAGGCATGACCGGGACCGATCTGCCCTATTGGCCGGCGGCAATGAACCGCAAGATGGCCGCCGCCTATTGCGGCATATGCGTCGACACCTTCGACGCCGTCTGCCCGGTGAAGCCGCTGCGCTACACCGATTCCGCCCGCGGCGAGCGGTATCTGCGCCAGCGCCTGGACGAATGGATGCTCTCGCTTGATCCGAACAAGCAGGATAACATGCCCCGTCGGAAATTCGGGGATCGACTGAATGGTGGTGAAGGTGAAGCTCGAAGGGCTTAACATTGTCCGCGCGCGCGGCCGCTTCTACGTCTATATCCGTGGCACGAAGGAGAAGCTGCTCGGCGGCTTCGACGGCACGCGCGACGAGCTGATGAAGCGCCTCGCGATGCCCGACATGATCGCGCTGTATAACGCCCGCCGCATCCGCGACCTCACCCGCATCTACCCCGAGGGCACGCTGGGCTCGATCGTGCAATGGTACGAGACCGACTGCCCGAAATACCAGACGCTGTCAGAGGCGACCAAGAAGAGCTATTCGTCCGCCTTCAAATACCTCAAGCCGGAGTTCGACTATCCGGTCAACGAAATCACCCAGGCCGACATTTACGACATCCGCGATCGCTGCGCCCGGGAGAAGTGGCCGCGCTTCGCCGACAACATGGTCGCAGCACTTTCCTCGATGTTCAGCCAGGCCGCACGCCGCGGCAAGATTTCGATGAATCCGGCCAAGGGCCTCGACAAGGCTCACAAAGCCTCGAAACAGGCCAACCGGGAATGGATGGCCGACGAGGTCAAGGCCGCAATGGACGCCGCCCCTGACCATATCAGGCGGATCCTCTATCTCGCCCGCTACGCCGGATTCCGGGGCCAGACGATCGCAACGCTAACCTGGCGCGAATATCAGGACGACGCATCCTATGGGAAATGCTTCCGCACCGTCACCCGCAAGAACGGCGAGATCCTCTGGGTGCCGGCAGCGATCGAGCTGCAAGACTATCTGAAGGCCTGCACCAGGTCAGCGCTGCACATCGCCACGAAGGCGAGCGGCCAGCCCTGGGACAATGAAGTCCAGATGCAGACCGAGGTCAGCCACTTCCTTCGCAAGCTGGAGAAGGATGGATTGATAGGCGCCAAGACGACGCTGCACGGCCTTCGCGTGACCTACGCCGCAGACCTCAGGAGATCCGGCGCTGACGCTGGCCAAGTCGCAGCAGCGCTCGGCGACAAGTCCGAGCGCATGGGCGCGCACTATACGCGCCACGTCGAGAACGAGGCGAAGGTGATCCAGGCCTTCAAGGGGAAGAAGACGAGAACGTCGTCAGAGGGCCACTAG